GTGCCCCTGGTTGGAATTGAACCAACGTGGACCGCTACGGTTTCTACACCTTATAAGAGTGAGCCGATACAGGGGCCAGTTTCACTTGAATAGCTCCACTGCCTCGGTTATTCGTTCACGCAAAGCACTTACGCTTCCAGACGACGACATTTTCCCTTGGAAAACACCTTTGTGGAAAAGAAGCAATGAAGGAATAGACATAATTTCGAAGTCCTTCGCTGTCGCCATATTGTCGTCTGTGTTGATTTTAACAAAATCTACTTTCTCACTGAATTCACCAGATAGTTCATCAAGAATTGGGGAAAGTTTTAAGCACGGTCCGCACCATGGTGCCCAAAAATCTACAAGAACCAGCTTGTCTGATGAGTTGATAAATTCACTAAATGTTTGGTCGGTAAGTTCTAACATGATTTAAATACTACTCCGTTTCATCGTAATTTTTGTCGTACATCATCTTAATTACATCTTCTGGGTAGATAAGAAAACCCTTTGCCGGGTTGTCATCTCCACCAAAATTTCTTTTTGTCTCAGGATTGAATTTATCAGGATGTTTCCTGAGAAAACGCTTTAGACGGGCTACCGATATTATTACGAACGAACCGTCCATTGCGTAAATATATACCCACCATTTTGCGGTTGTTACATTTATTCCGCTTGCTACCCAAACTTGCTCACCGTTTTCATCACGCGCACCGCGTGGATTTTGTTGCGTTTCCACAACCATTCTGCCATTGCGATATCTATCGCTTTTTACTTCAAATTCCCCACCGGAGAGTGATTCAAGAAACTGAGAAATCAGTTTCTCTCCTTCCTGCCCATACGCCAGGTCGGATTTAAAATCAAATGTTTTAGCTGGTAAATCCCAAGAGTCTTTCATTCCTGAAAGAATACTAATTCAGCGATGGAATAACAACCGTTACTACATTCTCCAGTTGGCTAATCCGCCCTTACTATTGTTCATAATGTAACGAGCCATCATTAAATTGCAGTGCACTGTCTTGAGCCCTTGCATTCGGTTTTCGACAGCATTGTCCCCGCATACATTTTTTACTGCCGAGTACCAACTGGAATTGATTTGCAACAATCCCGTATCGTATGAGCCGTCCTTGTTTAGAGCGTAGGTCATGTTGCCAGCGGCATCCCACTTCGCATTTTGTGCTTTCGGGCGACAACCCGACTCCCTCCACGCAATGTATGACCATGTTTGTATTGGGTAAAGACCATAAGCTTCGAAAACTGGCTCAAGCTTTGGGCAGCGCTTACTTGGGTCGCTTGGAACTTCTTTCCTGTGCCCCTCGTGGTCGCTTTTCACTGGTGGGAACTGCGGCAAGCTTCGCTTGGCCCTAAACCCTGGGTCGGCTTCCCTGACCTCTTGGTTTGCGGCCCACACCGGATTTTCAACTAACACCTCCTCAACCGATAAATCGACCGAAGTGTTTGCTGTTTCCGTTGTGTTTGTCGGAATTCCAACTCCAGCTATAAAAAGGAGTATAGAAAATCCCCATCCAATAAATGTGTTCAATTGCTTCTCCTGTTGTCGGCGGATAAGACGTGGCGTTTAGTAAAAAGCCAATATTTGGTTTGCTTTGGTCACCCCGCCAGGGGCACTATTAATTATAACAGTTTGATTACGCCAGCTGCAACCGCGTAGCAACCAATAAAAATAAGGGTTTTATCTATTGAAAATTATCTGGTCCAAGAATCTCAAAAACAGCAAGCACTTTACCCTGTGGCGTCGGACCGATAATAATTTCAAATTGCATTGACCGAAGTATTAGTTCGGCTATGTCTTCCGCTTGTCGTTTTGCGTCTGCAGCATCTTGCTCATCATTCTGTTTAACGGAAATATAATTTAAAATCACTTCCGCTAAATGGTCAATGACCGTGAGTCTAGATACTGGTTCTGACATGGTTGACAGGCTACACCAGTTGGGCTAGGGTGACACGCAATATCAACCCAGTAGGAGAAGAAATGAACCTAGCGCCAATAACAGTAATTGGGAACGTCACGGCGGACCCAGAGCTCACCTACACGCAAAGCGAGCAGGCCCGCCTGTCGTTTTCTGTAGCAGTTAACCACATCTGGTACGACCAGAAAAACGAAAAGCAGGAAAAGGTCAGCTACCACAACGTAACAGCGTGGAGATACCTTGCTGAAAACACTGCACGAGTAATCGAAAAGGGCATCGGCGTCGTTGTTTATGGACGACTAGAGCAGCGCTCATACGATGACAAGGACGGCAACAAGCGTTCAATCACGGAGATTGTCGCAGAAGACATTGGCGTACTGACTCGCTCAATTGAGACGATTACTCGTCGTGTTGGAAAGAATTCTGGTGAGGGCCAGCCTCAGCAGTCTGGCTCGCGTCAGTCGTCTCAGCAGACTGGAGCACGTCGCGCGCGACCAGCAACCGCCGCAGTGGGCGCCCCATCGGACGAACCAGAGCCATTCTGAGCCCAACCCCGAGGTTGGGGAAAAGTTTAAGCGCCTGTTAATTTGCGCCAGGGAGCGCAAAACAGGCGCTTTTTCTATGCCCAAAATCAGTTTCTGACTCTAGAAAAAATAGTCAGAAAAAGGTTGCAATCTTAAAAATCAGACATTAAGTTTGTTGCCACCTAGACCACAGCCAAGGAGGTAGTGGAATGTCAGAATACAGCAAGCTCAAAGAAAAAGGAATGGGACGCGGTCGTCCACGTCACACAGAAGAGCAGAAAGTTCAGTCAGCAGCATTGAATACAATGCGTCAGGAAGCACGTCGACGTGCGCATTTGGTTCTCAAAAGTCGTCATATCGATGAATACAACGATATCTACGAGGCTGAATTGGGCGCGATGCAGTCAACTGAAACTACATCACGTCGCGTAAAGCGCACGCGCAAATAAGTTTGAGCTGAGTTGGTGGGGCTAAATTTGCTCGTCCAACTCAGCTTTTCTTATTCTTTTTTCAGCGTTTGGACTAAGGTCAAGTAGAAACCTTCTTGCCCAGGTTCTTTTTTCGTTATCAGTCATTTCCCAGAAGTTCTCTGGCAACTTTTTAATTCGTTGAAGAGGTCCATCAGCCATTATCTTCTTCGCCTTTATCGTCGTTAACTAATTCGCCAGTTTTAAAACGCTTGTTTTTTGACATATGTTCCATGATTGCTACAAGGTCCATGTGGTTTTCATAACTTGATGTCCTCATGCGGCCGTCAGCGTCTGCTATTTGGGCAAGCTGCTCTATCGATGCTTCAAATCCAGGTGTCGTCATTTATCTTCCATCCCTAATCTTGTTAATCCTAGTTGATGAATGTTTATGTGTTTTTTTCTTTGCTGAACCATACTCTATTTCTAGCCATTCATCAAAATCTTCGTACGCACCGGGGGTGTCCCTGATATAGCGCTCGTACTCTTTAAGCAATTCGATGTATTCATCGTCGTCTTCATCAAATCTTCTACCCATAACTAAAATCAATCAGCCTTCGATGACCTTGCGCGTTTTCCCGCAGATGAAGCGGCTTCTGTGTTTTTTACAAATTGTCGGCCAGAACGACTGCCCAATAGCTTTTTTCTATTTGTTGCTGCTCGCTGAGCTGGGGTAAGTCTTGACCACGCTTTTGCTGGGAGATATCTACGCATTCCACCAGGACGATTTGCTGGTTTGCCGTCTGATGTTCTCCATTTTTCTTTAGTCCATTTCTTTAGAGAGCGTTGACGTTTTTTAAGTCCACCCCTGTATCCGCCACCGGCTTTTTCATACTCAATGGCAAGTAGTTGGGCTTTACGCGCAGACCACTGTCCTGGTTTCCCGCCTTTTGAGCCGGCCATAATTCTGTTTTTTATTTTTTCGCGGAGTTGCGGTTTTGTGTAAGACATGTTTGCAGCCTTAGCCAAGATGACAGGAGCTTCGCCGACAAATGTATTGATTGACTCTTCCACCCACGCAGCTGTTGAATCTGAATTTCGCGTTCTCATATCGATACCTATATTATTGCACTTTTTATGAAGATTTTTTCTTAGTGTTTTTTATGGGCAATCGTGGCTGTCCTTCATCGCCTGACTCAAAAGCAAGTAGGGCCTTTCTGAACCGTTCAATTGTTTCCCTAGTAATTGTTTGGCCGCCATCGCCGCCGGTATCAATAAAGGCAGGACTCAGGTCATCTGCCCCAGACTCGAGCAACTCCCACAGAACGTTCAGGTTGGTTACAGCTTTTTGGTTTTCCTGCCCACCCAAATCCCTGGCTCGCGGAAGGAATTGCGCTGTTGGGTAGATATCGGTTACGTCAAGATAAAGAGTTCCGTCATCCACCCATCCGCCGATAGCGACTCTTTCTGCTCCATCCGATGGGTTGTTGAATACTTCAGGTCCGTGAAAGTCCAGCCATGCAACGAATGTGTCAATAAGTTCTTCTGTTGGCTCTCCATCCGGAGTGAAGTCTGCAGAAGCTGGAAAAATCATTCCTTTTCTATTTCTTGCTACTGCTATACCATTTTTTATGTCGTCCATTGTGTCTAGCTCGACAGTAAAACCGCCTTGGAATCCTTTTTGCAGAGTCTTTCTTGCCAGTAGGCGTTTCTCTGGGGTTTCGGCATATTTGACCTCAACCTGTGATGCTATTTGCCGTATCTGCTCTGGAGAGTACTTAACTCTTTTTTTCTCCACAGTAGCTCCAGATGAAAGGCGTGGCGCACTGCTTGAATTTCGTTCCTGAGATTTTTCTGCCAGATTTCCCCACGGTTCTGTATTGCCGTCAACAAACAGTATTGAATAAACATCTTCACGCAGTTTTTTATTTAGCGCATATGTCTTCAACTTATCATTTGGGTGAAGTATCGCAACTACTGCCTCAGCAAATGCTTCAGCTTTATTTGTATTACCGTAAGAAGAGAGTGTCATCGGACTATCTGTAACCGAATTTATGTCAACCCCGTCAGAGAATCTGGCCATCATGTCAGGATTCATAATTACATCGTTATATTCGGACGCAACCTGCAGCGCTTGCGCGTAACGCTTATCCTGAGGGTCACCAGAACCAAAATAATGGCGATTTTTTGGCTTGCCAGCTAGTTCGACGTCTTTTAGTGCTCGGAAATGCAACCAATGTCCCCACTCATGGGTTATGACTCCAGCTATTGATTTGTCAATAGTGTTATCACGGCTCGTTACGAGTCTCGTCGGGTCCATGGTCACGTTTTCGCGTGCTGTGTCTAGCGAATTTGATTCCCTGTCGATAATCAGTCTTCGGTTAAAGGATACGGAATTAAGGAATGGAGTTGTCCTGGCGCGAACATATGGGTCTTTTGAACCGATTCCGCGAACACTCTTTATTTGTTCAAGTTTTGACGAAACCTGAGGCAAGCTTTCATACGCCCTCGAAGCATCAGCTGTTTGCATGTAGAAAACGGGAGCACCGTGTGTCTCAAATGCCCACTTTAGTTTTGGATTTGATTCGACAGCTCGCTCAACAGCGTTACGCACAGCTTCAACTGCTTCGGGGGAGAAATCCATATCATCCCATGGATTGTTTTTAAAATACTCGTCATGGACGGCGTTGAATCTTTTTACGTATTCTGCAGAGTCTCGTCCTCCTGGCGCAAAATCATCAATAAGCATTTCAAAGTATTGCTCTTTTGATGTTGGGACGAGCAATTCAGACATTTGTCTTGGAGTCATGCCCTTTAGCCAGTTCGACTTGCTTCTGCGAACATTTCCGCCAAGTTCACTTTGGTCTCCGTATTTATATTTTTTCAATTGATGCGCTTTTATATCTGGCTGATTCATTTTTAGTATTGGACGCTCGCCTCCAGACGAAAGACGGTTGGAGGTTCGTCTATTTTTCCTGCCACCACGCGATAGGAGGCGATTAACCACAGTCCTTGGAGCTGACTGCTGGCTCTTGCGCTTGATGTCACGCTTCATTAAAATAGTGACGCCTTCTCCGGCTCTAAATAGCTCATCGGCTTCTTCAAAATCAACAAGCTGTTCTGCTGTTGCATTTGTTTTGAATTTTCCGTTTTTTGATTTTTCGTAGAGCGATGTTATTCTCTTCTTTTCTTCGTCCGTAAACCATTTTCGTGATGAATCATTTACCGCATTATCTATTACTTCTATAAATTTTTGCTGCTCGCCCTGCGACGCCCATGTAAAGCCATTTCTGGCCCAGTGTGTTGCGCCCATATAGTCGCCTTGTTCCCCAGACTGAGCGGAAGCCAATATTGTTTCTGCATCAATCTCTCTGTAAACAGCCTCGTTTCTGGCGTTGAAAATGCTCGCTATTCCATTGCCTCGAGCTGGGGCACCGACGGATAGTGAATCATGGACAATCATCTTATTTCTTCCATTGATTACAATTGTTCTGATTGAATCAGCAATTACCAGTTGGCCTTCGTTTTGCCCTTTTTCGAAGTCCTCCATATCTCCAATTCCGTCCCAACGTTCCCGCCGTGGAATTCCTGCTTGAGTAAGTCGTTTTACAGCGTCCTTGTCTTTTGTTTCAACGGTGAACTTCAAGCTCACGCTTGTGGATGGCCGCTTTTTCGCGCCTTCCATAATTCCATCGACACCAAGGGCTTCACTTGCTTCTTCGAATTCTTCTTCGTCCATTTTCTGTACGACGACGTCTGTCGGTGAAACAACAATATCGAATGTTCTACCAAGATTTATTTTTTCTCCGTTTGCTGCCGTGACTATAACGTCGTTTCTTGTCGTTATTTCACCAGAAAACATATCTTTCGCTGCTGACTTTATTGATTCTTTGAAGGCTTTTCTTTCTTCGCTATCCGCGAGAACGTCTTCTTCGAATACATCGTATTCAATACCCTGAATTTTCTGAAATGAGGAATATCTTGGGTCATCTTTAGTAATCCACTCATCTTCTTTTTGGAGTTCGTCACCCAGCATCAGCGCAGAGAAACTCTCTACTCCTGCTCGCTGTTCGTTTGATAGGTAATTTTCCTCACTTACGACTGAATCGTAAATTTTACCTGAAGACAAGGAGTTGCGTTTATCTGGGTCATAACCCCACTCGAGCCATGAGTCACCGTTGGTGTAGATGTCTTTTGCTTTGACGCGTTTTTTGATTATTTCATAGTCCCCACGAAGAACTCCCTCACCGTGCTCAACTGCATACTGTCGTACGGGGGTCACCCAGTCACCTGGATTTATTGATACAAGCTCAGATTCTTCCTGATTGCGTAGAGCATCTAGCTCAGATGCAAGTTTGTCGTAATAGTCGCTGTGATGGAGGTTTGTTGATACACCACGAGGTACCCGACCATATTGGAGAATGTATTTCTGCTGTTTTTCGAGTCTTAGTATTTGCTCATCCCTCGATATCGGAACAGCCCTATACACGGTCACATCGGCATTCGGTTTATTTCTAAAACGACGAACCACATCTACTGCGGCTGCGTCAAAACTGTCATTACCCGTTCCGTAGTAGCGGATACTTGATGAGGAATAAACATCATCTGGGTAAACACCAGTCAAATTGTGAAGTGGTGCTCCAGAATCTGCATCTGGGGCCATATGCATTCCTCTGTAGTCGCCGTCATCTCCGGATGAAAGACGGCGATACTCAGCGACATCTTGTTCGAATTTATCTACCGCTGCTGCAAATTTTGCATTATTTGAATTGAACTTTGCATCCCTTTTGTCTTTGTCCAAAACGTCAGTTGACCAACCATTAATGATGGCTCCATCGATAATCGCCGACATGACAAGACCGGTTGCTTCAGCATCTGCATCTGCCGTATGGTGTTTTTCACCTAAATCAACATTGAGGTATTTGGTTATGGCGGCAAGTCCATTGGACGGCTTCTTGTTCCCGTCTGCATCAAGAACGAATGGGCCGTCGTCTGTTTCTGGCGTCCAACGAGGAAGGGCCATATCTGAAATTTCTTTAGTGTCTAGGTAGCCCTTGGGTCTCCATGTAATGCCTGATTGAGATAGTGCCAGTTCGAGGACGTCTTTGTCAAATGATGCGTTTTGTACGCCGAATATTGCATCATCTCCAGCGAACTCGGCAAGTCGTTCATGTGCCTTTTTGATGGATGTTTGGGTTTTTAACCACTCATCTGTCAGCGGATTGCCATCTATGTCCTTGAGGTTTGCGCGCGACCATTCACCAAGAGATTCTTCTGGGTCCATGAAAATATTGATGCTGTCAATTATTTTTCCGTCTTTCATCTTCACAGCACCAAACTGTGTTGGTTGGCCATTGGAAGAAGGTTTGCGGAATTCATCAAATACCAGACCAGTCGTCTCGTAATCAAAGAAAATTATTTCTCGATTTTTGTACTTGTCCTTAAATTCCTGCCATGTTTTAGCATCGCCAAATTCTTGCTCTGCTCCGCCAATAAAAGCACCGTATGTTGGTTTTCTAGGATAAGAAGGCCTGTCTGAGCCGCTAGACAAACGCTTTGAGTAGTCAATCGGTTCGTTTATGTCAGCTAAAAGCTCATCAATGTCTACATATCCCCTTTCATCATGCATTTTGACAATTCTTGGAGTCATCGCAAACAATATGTCGTCATAATCAGTCTGACTGAAACCCTGAGGCTTCGAGAGTCCGGCAATCGGCTTATTTTTGCCTAGTACTTGCCACTCCCCACCAGGACCAAGGATGTTGGTAATGTCATGACCCCATTTACCTACACCAAACCATGATGTGCCTCTGCGGTGTCGTGCTGTTGCTAAATCCTGCAACCACAATGTGCGTATTTCCTTTATCATCGAGGAAAAGGCTTCAGTTGGATATCTGTCGAGATATCCAGAATATTTTGTAGCAGCTTGATACAGACCAGAGTGAGTAGACATAAAGTTCTTGTCATCACCAAGTGCAGCCAATACCGACTGCATCTCTGATGCTGCTTTTTCTTCGACTCCTAGATTTAACTCGACCTCACTGATAATCCCGTCGAGATTAAATGCATTTCCTTTTCTGGCATTTATGTCAGATATTCTCAGGCTGTCACCAACTTCCCAGCCTTTTGTAAATTTATCGTCAGAAGCAAATGCCACGTACGGACTACCAATGATGTTCGCAATAGCTCTGACTTCGTCTTGATTCTCAATTACTGAAGACTCATCATTTGCGCGAAGCTTTTGCAATAATGAGCGATATGCTTTGACTTTGACGGACGTTGAAGCAAAATCACGGCGTAAATTTCGTGACTGTGTCTCATTTAGCTCGCGTGTATTACCCAGTATCTGTCCAGAGCCAATTCCCCCACCTTTTGTGCGTTCAGGTATGAATATTCCATCATCTAGTTCTGCTACTCCATGATGAATAAAGTACGCGTTAGTTGGTGTTGGTGAAATAAAAAGGTTATCTTGTTCTTGCTGACTCAAAGACCTTATCGAATCAGCTTCGCTTTTAAGAACTGCAATTTTTTCTTCTGGTATTTCTTCAACATCTAGAACATTTTGTTCATCTCGTATTTTTTTGCGATTTTCTTCAAATTCTTGAATTCGTAGGCTTTCTTCAGCAAGATAAAGTTTTTCTTTTGCTTCCGTAACTCTGCTTGAAAGGGCTTTTTTAATTTCACTTTCCCGTTGCGCAGGGTCGTTAATGTTTCTTCTATCGAGGTCTTGCTCGATGAGTGCTACGTGTTCTTCACGTGTTTGATTTGCTGGATTTATTCCAGGTTTATCAATATCGATGGTTTCGACTGGCTCGTTGCTTCTTGAATTACCGCTAAGAACGACACCGTTATCTTTTCCTGTCCAATTCCCGGACCGCTCTAATTCGGCAATTGCAGCCCTTAGCCCTTCAACTCTTTTACGAGCCACAGCAACTCTTTCTTCTGCTGGGCTGGTTTGTTCTGTTGTGTTTGCCTGCCCAGAAGAGAGTCGCACGGCTTGTCGAACCGCCTGGGTTTCATCGTTTGTGCCTATAAATCTTGGACGCGTTGTGCCCTCATCGACCCACCCGTCTGCATCCGGGTCGAAATCACTGCCGGTTGGTTTTCTGCTTCCTGGCACCCCTCCTGTTGGAACATCAATGTCTCCACGACGACGCCTACGTCCGCCTCCAACATTTGGCCTATCAATAAGACGACCGCCCACATACGAGGCAAGGCGACGACCAATGGCCTTGGTTTCCTGCTCTAGCTCTCTACCTTTTCGGGAAAGCTCAAACGGAATCTCAAATTCCTCATCTGCGTTAGACATCTACAAAATGATACCACTTGTGTAAAACTCAATAAAAATGAATTTACGTGGTGTTAAGACTTTACTGAAGTCTTGTGTTGCATTTTGTGCAGGTTACGGACCATGGATATCGCTTAACCATACTTGGCGGGTGCTGGCAATCCAGGGCTCGTGTGGCGCGCTCGTTAAGGCAGTTTCGTATCCACGCAGAAAGGGATAGTTGCTCCTCGGATGAGGCTTGTTTCCAGCGCTCTCTTTCTGCTTCTGTGGTTCGGATGAGAACGGACTTATCGATTGGGGCGTCGTCTTCTTTTGCAACAGGAGCAATAGTTGGGCTGATTGTGTCAGCAACTTTTTTCATTGCCGCCATCATATTTGAAGCGCTTATATCTTCACTCGTCAAAATCTTTATCTGCTTCTTCACCGTAATCCTCCTCGGATTCATCCAGACCTGAAAGCTCGACTATTTCAGCATCAATTATGTCCGAACTATCTGTCCCTAGAAGAGACTTTACTGTACTTTCGGGCAACACGCCGGATATAGCCATCAGTTCCAAAAGTTTTTTTGCTTCGGACTCTGGGTCAAAACCAATCGCCGGTCTTTCAACTCCTGGCTGGCCGGCAATAACTGCTCGTATATTCGTATTGTTGTTGACATCCATTTGCACATTGACGTTCGTCTGTTCCATGCCAAGGAGTTTTGTCCTCCTGTCCATGATTGATAAAACCTGCTGAATAGCCTTGAGGTCTGGTTCAATTTGAATTTCCGTGCCATCCTCCTGAACCTCCCTGCGATGCTGCGTCATTGGCCAAATCGCCTGCTGTAGGTTGTCCAGCCGCTCAAGCTCAAGTCGAAGAACTTCGGGGTAAGCAAGAATTGCTTCCTTGTTCATTTTTTCCAATTGGCGCTGAACTGAACGAGTGACAGATGATGTGGATACCCCGAATCTTCTGGCTATTTCCTGCACTGACGTTCCAGCCTGGCGCATCTTAAAGATGCGTATATCGCGCTCGTTCAGAAATTCACGAGTCGTTATCGGCTTTGTTTTGTCATCACTCATGTTGTTGTCTTCATCCACTCTACCACTTCGAATGGGAAGCGTTTTCCGCGTTTCATCTTCAGCGGCCAGTGGCGTTCATCGCGAGCACCTCTAAAGTGCTTAACGTCATAGACGTAATCGCCACCAGCAGTTGGGTCTGGCTGTAGGGACAAGCCAAATTCTGGCCAGCGCGACCAAACTGCAGAACCGAATGGACGCAAATCCCTTGACGTAGAACTTGTACCAAGTGGGGCATGGTGCTCAATCCATAGAGCGCAACCATAAACAACGCGAATTGTGTCCAAATATTTAGCCACTTCAATGGCGATTGATTCAGAAGTTCTCCCACCTGGGTCAAGAAATGCCTTATATAGCGGCCCTATCACGAGAAGCTGTGGTCTAACTTGGTCTAGCGCATCTTCAAGGATTGCCCTGTCTGCTGCCTTGAGCAAGTCCATTCCTGATGGTTTGGAAAGCAGGTGTGCGTCAATGCTGTCAGTTCCTGCGTGGGACATGGCCTGGAGAGCAATTGAGCGTGATGTTCTTCGGATGATTCGTTCTGGGTTTTCTAGGTCAACGGTAAGCGTTGTGATTCTTGGCATTTGCTGAAAAGAAAAAGGATTTATTCCAGCAGCCGTAAGAATTCCAACCTGACGCGCAAGCATGGTTTTACCAACACCTTCTGCGGCTACGACTATCACTCTTTCGCTTTTTTCTAATAACCCAGGAATAACCCATTCATATGTGTCGCCAGTGGTTTCACTAAGAAATTCATTCCACTGAACAAGACGACCAGTATCCAGAACAAAGGACACAGTTGAAGAAGCAATGATTAGATTGCTCTTTGCAATTTTCTGTTTTGCATTTAGGTCGGTTCGCGCAATCAGTTCGCTTAGCTTCTCAATTGCGGCATCTTCTGGAGTTTGCGGCGACTCAACTTCAACCTCTTCAAAATCAATTTGCTCAAAATCTTGATTTTCCGCGTCCTCGAAAATCGGCAGCAATCCATCGATTGAGCCACCACTCGACATGTGGTCAGTAATATCCTTGTGTGATGGGCAAACCCATGCCTGCGCGCTGCATCCAGCTGCAGAAAGTGTCTCCACTACTTCATTGGCGTGTTTTACCCCAATTTCATCATTGTCGGCGATGACTTCTACAACGGCTCCAGCCAGTGCCTCTGTGTGGATGTCGAGCCATTTACCAGCACCGCCAGGCATCGTTGTTGCAACAATCCCCATGTCAATGAGTGTGTTGGCATCCTTTTCCCCCTCAACAACCCAAATTGGCACACCATTTTTCTTGGCTTCAAGAACTGCTGGCAAATTGTAAAGAACTTTCGGCGTATCGCCGAGAGCATAAACCCAGCCATTTCGCCCATCTGGCTTTCTCTGACTGAATGATTTCTTGCCATTCTCATCGACGTATCTAACTTTTTGAAATAGCAACTGATGATTTTCATCAACAAAGTCATACGACTCAACAAAAGTCAACTTCGGTTTCTGTGTGGGTATTGGTTTTTTTTCTGTCTTTATTGGCTTGTCTGTTGCAGCATTTCTGATGACGGGTTTTGAATCCTGCGGCATTAAGTCCGAAACGCGCAAACCAACCGAACTGCAAATTTCATCAACATTGCACGACATTGCGCGGTGGCAAGTAACTAGAACACGGCCGTCGTTCCCCTCCGAGACAGATAAGGACGGGTTTGAGTCGTCGTTTCTGCACGGACAGCGAGCAACCCATCCGGTGCTTGTTTTACGGACGCCATCAAGCAGTCCGAGAAAATTTTCTACTGGGTCGGATATTTGGGTCATTTGGTCACTTGAGATTCATTCCTGGAATAAGAATTATCGGTTCACGCGGAACCAATTGTATTTTCATTCTACGTCGCAAAGTCTTCCGTTGTCGCTCGGTTGTACCAGCCCAGATACCGTACTTTTCGTGGTAAATGCTGTATGCAAAACACTGTTCTATTTTTGCGCATTCATTGCAAATTTCAATAGCGAGCTTGGTGTTGTCTCGAGACTCGATATAACTTTCCTTGAAATCATCGCTCTCTCGGTCAGCGTGTGGAAAGAAAATGTTTGGGCTGTAATTTTTGCATGCGCCATCAGTCGGCGGTCTATCCACTCGTACTGGAATTTCACTTTGCGTATATGGATAGCTTGGCACTGTTCCCCCAATCATGAACTATAAATTGATGGGAGTGATGTTAGCGGGTGTCAACCAATCTTGTCACGTCTCTGGCGGAAAGAAATATTGTCGCACTGCGAATAACCAGTTGACCAGATATATCTTCTGAAAGAACATCTACAGCGTCTACGGGAATCGAGAATCTTGTTGCTAGCGCGGCTCGCGTGCGTTCAATTTTTACTTCGTCGTCAGCAAGGGCTTCATCTTCGGTTCTTATCACCCGAGGTCCGACGAGCGCGCGAATCTCACTGGCTTTTTGTTCAGCGCGCAAACACCACGCACAAGCCAATTCTCCAGTTGATGCTGCACGTTTACGTATCTCAGTATGACCACATACTAGGACGTGATGATACGAAACATGACCCCAAGCACCGACTCTTTTTATTTCGGCTATTTTGCGTCTTGGTGAGCGCCTACGCTCGGATGTCATTAAGACTCGGTCTGAAGATTATTTAAAAAGCTTTCGCAAGAAGCTCTTTAGCCAATTTTTTGCCTTAGTTGTATCGACTTCAACCTTGTCTGGAACTGACTGCTCAATTTTTTCTTCAATGGCATCCCATGCCTTCATGAATTCATCCGTGTCAGCAAGATACGAGGAGGCAGAATCCTTTATCTTGACTGCAGCTTTCGGTGCTGACGTCTTTTTCGCCGCAGGCTTTTTGGCTGCTGGCTTTTTCTTGGCCGGAGCCTTCTTAGCTGCGGCTTTTTTTGCTGTTGGTTTTTTGTTCGTTGTCATGGAACAGACTCTAGTGCATAAATCGAGCCCGCGGTGAAAGGGGTATTTTATTCAAAAAACATATTTACGGTTCAACTTTTTAATAATGATTAGTATTTCGATGTGGAGCAATACGTTGACGATTTCGGCAAGATGGCCTTAGCCCTGACGTCGGCCCAGTTGGCTAAAGATGTTGCCATTTCCGAGCACGGAATCGGAGAGGACGTGGCTACACACTTTCTTGGATGGTCTCCAAAGTACTTAATGCTTATTGCCCAGATGAAGCAGTCTGTCACCAATCTCCCACACGAAATAAAATTTGAAAAGTGTAAAGAATTATGCGAGTTAATGCGAAAATACTGGGGTATTGCGTCGCTGACGATGGTGGCTGAGGGGTACTGCTCCTACGACGCAGCACAGACCAAAGGGTCCAGTCTTGCAGCCGCATTCGTGGACAGGGACAACTCTGTGTCTGAGTGCATAACGATAAGCCATGCCTCTATTGACGATTCAGACTCGGTAACGCCGGTTTCGATGGTCGCCGCACCATATTCCGTTTCAATAGGTAAAAAAGTTGATTGGGCAGAAATGCTCTTTTACCCAGAAAAAGCAGACAAATACCTAAAACAGGCGAAATATCCGCAGATGATAAGAAATTCGTTAATGGGGAACGTGGTCGATGAAGTGAGCCAGGGGCAAATCATGCGAGTTAGGGATGAAATAGACGAACTTGGCTTTCTGATTCAAGATTTTACTGTTTAAATATTAGGTATAATTAAATATTATGGGAGCTTTTTACGATAGTCCTGCATTTGGAGACGGCTCCAAGGGGGAAGTAGAAATAATTGCAGGCGTAAAGATTCACCGAGCGAGCCGTCAACCATGCCCAGTTTGTGGTCATCCGACCGGTGATTGTAGTGGAGAATCTGGGCCACCAAAAACTATTTTTGGTTACAACACGAATTCATCACTAGATGACAATTTGACTTTTTATGTTGAAGAAGATTATGTTGAGGAACACGAAATAGCACCAGGCGTTACAACGAAAACAATAATTTATCGAGCTGGACAACACATTCCATTAAATACAGCAAAAGAGCTCGGACTAATTTAATTTTTTCCACGACGCTGGACCATTTCAGTATTTTTTTTTCGGCTACACTCTTTTCTCTTATACGCTCACCGCACCACACAGTAAGGAATTAAATTAAAATGTCTATTCTTGACCCATCTTTCATCGCAAGTTACGCAGATAAAAAAACACCATGGGGTTTCGGTGGTTTGGGCGAGGTTGTATACCTGCGCACATACAGCCGCCCAGTCGATGGAACTGGTCGCAATGAGACGTGGACCGAAACAATTACCCGCGCAATTAATGGCGCAATTGAAATTGGCGTTCCATTTACGCCAGAGGAAGCAGAAAAGCTTTTTGACCACATGTTTAACCTGCGTTGCTCACTTTCTGGGCGTGCTCTTTGGCAACTTGGCACACCGCTTGTCAAGAAGTTCAATGCAACTTCTTTGAATAATTGTTACTTCACGAATATTGAATCGATTGAAGATTTTGAATTGCTGTTTGAATACCTGATGCTGGGTGGCGGCGTTGGATTCTCGGTAGAGCGCTCGAAGATTCACGAGCTACCAAAAGTTAAGCCAGGCGTCGTCATCACTCACGAGCGGTCAAATGACGCAGACATTATCGTTCCTGACTCTCGTCAAGGATGGAAGCGACTCCTTCATGCAGTTCTTAAGTCATACTTTGATACTGGCAAGTCTTTTTCATACTCGACAATTTTGATTCGTGAATATGGCGCGCCATTGAAGACGTTCGGCGGTACCGCATCCGGTCCAGGCGCATTAATTGACGGAGTTGCCGACATATGCAAGGTAATGCAGAATCGCGAGGGCAAGAAGCTTCGTTCAATTGACGTGCTCGACATTTGCAACATCATTGGTCGCATCGTTGTTTCTGGTTCATCACGTCGTTCAGCACAGATTGCAATTGGTGACCCAGACGACGTTCTGTTTATTCGAGCAAAGAACTGGTCAACTGGCAGCGTTCCAGCGTGGCGTGCTAACTCCAACAACTCCATCTATGCAGATGCGTACGAAGAAATCATGACAGAACTCTGGAAGGGTTACGACGGCTCAGGCGAGCCATACGGTCTTGTTAATCGCAAGCTTGCAAGGAATTATGGCCGACTAGGCGAAAGAATGGTCGACAACAGCATTGAGGGCTTCAATCCATGTGCGGAAATTGCTCTCGCAGATGGCGAGTCATGCAATCTAGCGACAATATTTTTGCCAAATGTCGAATCACTTGAACAGCTAAAAGAAATATCAATGTTGCTGTACAAGGTGCAGAAACAGATAACCAGGCTTGACTACCCATACGCAAAGACAACCGAGATTGTTCGCAAGAACGCAAGACTTGGCCAGAGCGTCACTGGAATCTTGCAGGTGGAGCAGGAAAAGATTGAGTGGCTTGATAAGGCGTATATAAATCTCCGTGAATTTGATAAAAAGTACTCGGCAGAAAATAATTGGCCAGAATCGGTTCGCCTTACAACAGTTCAGCCATCTGGTACCTTGGCGCTGCTCCCAGGCAACACGCCTGGTATACATCCAGGATTTGCGCAGTACTATATCCGACGTGTGCGCTTTGGCTCATCAGACCCATTGGTCGATGGTTGCCGTAAGCGCGGTTATAAAGTTCAGTGGGATATTGGAATTGACGGTCGCGAAGACCACACTAAATATGTGGTTGATTTTCCGTGCGAATCGCCAGAGGGTGCAGTTCTGGCCGCAAGCATGACAGCAGTTGAGCAACTTGAATGGGTAAAGAAGATGCAAACTGTATGGGCGGACAACGCCGTGTCCGTAACCGTCTACTATCGTAAGGAAGAGCTCGATTCAATCAAAGAATGGTTGTCCAAGAACTACGACAAGGGCGTCAAATCGGTGTCATTCCTTTTGCACAGCGACCACAACTTCCCGCTTCCGCCATACGAAGAAATCACCAAAGAGGAATACCAAAAACTGATATCAAAAATAGATTTTTCAATTCCTTTGGTGCAAAATTCCTTTGACGGACTGCTTGCGCTTGACGATTGCGCTACTGGTGCTTGTCCTGTAAAGTAATAGGCCACGCAGGCGTTGGTAGCTCAATCGGATAGAGCAACAGACTTCTAATCTGTAGGTTGTAGGTTCGAGTCCTACCCGACGCGCCATCAAACACATCAATCATGGAGGCTGCAATGGAAGTGAAAGAAAGAAAAATTGATGAGTTTGGGTTTGTGCGTCTAGACGCACATATGGCCGACGATATGTCGGTTGTCAATGCAGCACGTGTATCTTTTGCGCGACACCAAGAGGAGCTTGATGAAGCAGCAAAAGGATTGATAAATTTCTTAATGCGCGAAAGACATGGCACTCCTTTTGAGCACAATGCATTTAGATTCCATATTAAGTGTCCAATATTTGTTGCTAGGGAATGGTTTAGGCACAGAATAGGTTCATTTAATGAATTTTCAGCTCGATACAGTATGGTCAACGATGAGTTTTTCGTTCCTGCAGAGCACGATGTGAGAACTCAGGTTGGAAAACCGGGCGCATACCACTTTGACCCCGTTGAAAAAGATGTCGCCGATAGAACTATTGAAAGAATTAAAAATATAAACGAAATGGCGTACGGCACCTACAAGGAATTGATTAATGACGGCGTTGCAAAAGAGCTTGCACGAACAGTTTTGCCAATGGGAATGTACACACAGTTTTATTGGACGGTAAATGCTCGCTCGTTAATGAATTTTTTATCTCTTCGTCTAGACAAGTCTGCACAGGTGGACATTCGCCGATATGCAACGCGTGTTGAAATTGTTTTGGCTCAAACTATGCCTGTCACGTATAAGGCATGGGTTGAAAATGGAATGGTATGTCCATAGTTGATTGAAGGTGTAAAAATTAACCATATTTTTGGCGAGTAGCTCAGTTGGCAGAGCAAGGGACTGTTAATCCCTGGGTCGTAGGTTCGAGCCCTACCTCGCCAGCCATTATGTGGATTATTTAATTGTTTCCGATAGGGTACATCTAAACCACAAATTTAAAGGAAAATCATGAGAAACATGAAGAAGGTAGTTGTAGTTGCCGCCCTTTTGTTTGCAACGCTCGGCTCTAGTGAGGCAACCGCTCAAGATTGCGGCGAATACACAGAAGCTCCATCATCATTGGCCCCCTCAATGATTACGATTATTGATACAGAAGTTGGAACCGATGCATATCAACGATTGGTTGCTTACAGCAATGGTGGGCACAAGGCTTTGGGAATGGCGATTGCTGGTTTCTATAACTACCTTGATAAGTGCCAGTACGTAGGCATTGGTATCGGAGACGGAAGTGGTGGTAATGGCTTTCGCCCGAATTACACACTAGCTATTTGGTACGAAGGTATTGATTTGTCCGTGGCTCGTTCTGCTATTTACTCCCTTATTGGAGCCAGCGCGAATCCAGTTGTGACTAATGGTGATTGCAATATCTCATGTGACGGAACGACTGGTCGTCAGTTTAATGGCACCATTGCTACTTCCACCACTACGACGAACATTCCCGAGACGACCACCACTACGACGACAATTATTCCGCAAGTTATTGTGCCCGTTGCTCCTCCAAGGCCAGCAGAAGAATTAGATGTTGCTCCAGTTGAAGTACCAACAATCCCAAGTGAAGCACCAGTAATCGTTGAAACAACGACAACCACCTCCCTTGCTTCCATGCAAGTAATTGAGTCTGTTCCATTGAGTGTTGCTACTGCAAATAAGGAAATTGCTAGCAATAAGAAGACTTTGCCCCCTAAGAAGAAGGCAAAGAAGGTGGTTGTTCAGCGCCGAAAATAACATAGGCGTCGGAGCGGTGGCAGAGAGGCTTATTGCACCTGTCTTGAAAACAGGAGTCCGTTTGCGCGGACCGGGGGTTCAAATCCCTCCCGCTCCTCCATCTAGTCTGGGTAGCCCAATGGCAGAGGCACGGCGCTTAGGACGCCGCCAGTGAGAGTTCGAGTCTCTCTCCAGGCACTATATTTTTAAGGGCTGCCCTTGTAGCTCAGTGGTAGAGCACCTCACTTGTAATGAGGTGGCCGTGGGTTCGACTCCCACCGAGGGCTCCACTTTTTGCTAGGTTCTATTTATGTCCGTAAAAATCATCAAAAATGTCGATATCGGCAATATTCCGCCTACCCCGGCGATTCCGATTATTGATGACGCTCGGACTCCGGAAGCCACATCCAACCTTATTGAAATCGCTGGATTCCACGGATATCCAGTAAGTTACCGACAAGAACAGGGTGGGCGACTGATTCAGAATATTGTCCCTGTGCATAAAAACGAAAACCAACAAATATCTACGTCGTCAAAAGTTGAATTATATCTTCATACCGAGACGGCTTTTCACCCGTATAAGCCAACACATGTAATTTTGATGTGTTTACGCGGCGACGAAACAGCACTGACAACATACTCATCCCTTGATGACATAGTCTCCGAGCTTTCTGAAGAGCAGATAAATGTTCTCCGAACTCCAAACTTCACAACTTCATTGGATGACAGCTTCATGATGGATGGGGAACCGGATTTTACTCTCGGAATAACTCCTCTTTCTCGCGACAAAGCCGGCCATGATGTATTCACATTTGATTGGGCGTTAATGAGAGGTAAGACCACAGAAGCGCAATCGACTCTTTCCGCTGTTCGTGATGCAATATCAAAGACCACAAAAGAAGTGGCGCTCAAGTCTGGTGAAGTTATGGTTATAGACAACAGAGTTGCTGTACATGGCAGAAAGCCGTTTCAACCAAAATATGATGGGAGCGATAGGTGGGTGAAGCGAATCCTAACCATAGATAGACTTCCGCCAAGAAAATACATGGACGAACATGTGATTGATTTCAATTTTGAAGAGGAGGCGATGTGAGCTTTAAAGAAATAGGTCTCTCCGAAGAGTTCGAATTTCTGCGCACACGTTTTGTGGACGGGTACGATAATCACATTGCGGTTGGAGAAGGGTGGGGTGGTTTAATAAAGGAATGTCACAATGCATTAATTGCGTTCGACCCAAACTATAAGATTTATCAAATAAAACAAAAGTTCGGAGGCCTAAGGTACTACATTAAGCCTTCAAATGATGCTCTGGTTTACAGGACTAGCGCAATTATCGCGCCGTTTGAGAAGAGGTCGTATTTGATTTGTGAAGCATGCGGAGTAAATGGAAATTTAAGAGTTAAAAATCGTTTTTACCAGACACTGTGCGTTCAGCATGGACCAGAAGACTACGGGTTTATTAGTGCATCCACAATATACCACTAGCATGTATCCAATAACGATAAGGCAATCTCGTTATGGTGGGACATATGAGGGCGGCGAGTGGTATGCGTATCACGGAGACATAGAGCTCACACAGGGGTATTACGACTACATTGACGGCGATGACTGCGACGCTCTGGATTTTTGGGATTCGGACGACTCAAAATTTTTTGGTATTGGCGACACGCCGAACCAGGCACTCGAGGATATGTTGGACAGAAATCCAGTTATTCGTACATCTCCCGATTGGGAATAGACAGGTCTTTTCTCATTCTGAGAAATGTTTTTAGCATTACCGCGACTATTACCGGAGCAAATATAACTGCAGAAACAAACTGGCAGCCCTTCTTGATGTCAATCACCTAAAATCACCACTCCCACTTATCGCCCCACGCTCTTTCCTGTCGGCAAGTTTCGCAAGATTCTCATGAGCTACATTATCCAGCGTGACATTTAGCTCAAGCGCTAATTGAGAAACATACCAAAGAACATCCCCTAGCTCTGATGCTAATTCAAACCGCTTTTCTTCCGTCAGGTGTGAATCATAATCACGAATGACTTTCTTTAGTTTTCCCGCTACTTCCCCAGCCTCGGAGCAGAGACCAAGAGCTAAGTATTCGAGTGCTTTGCCCTCTGGGTAGATTGCAGTAGAGCTGGTTCGATGTTGGTAGTCGTTAAAATTCATGATGAGGCCTATCTATTTTTGTGATACTTAACTTTGTTGTATTCATTTTAGTGATTGCAATGTAATAATGATTGCCATGACAGCACTGATAATACTTGGGTTTTTGAGCCTTGTTGCCGGAACATTTCACATTTTTCTAGCTAGGTCGATAGACCAGTACACCGGCTATGGCCAGGGCGGCACATTCCGCGAGTGGAATGAATTCGAGCGCGAAAAGATGCTTCTCCCATAAGGGGGCTAGCTTTCAATAAAGATACATTCCCCAGGGCACTCTTCGGCAGCTTCTATTACGTCTTCAAGCCTGTCGTCTGCGAAAGATGCTAAGCCAGCTGCGCCTTCTGGGTTCCCCACAGCGGCCGCATAAATCTTGTCCCCTTCGCGCACATACGCAAGACCGTCTGGCATCATATGAAAAACATCTGGGGCTATCTCCGCGCAAAGACCATCTCCAGTACATAAGTCTTGGTCAATCCATACTCTCATTGCGCAGTTTCTTGTCCGCAGTAAATCTTTGCTTCATGGAGAACTTCGAACCACTTCTCATCTATGTTCGCGCCGAATTGACTGAGTTCCATGAACAGTCGGTCACCAAGGCCCTTGTCTGACATGTCCTTAAATAATGCAAAGAACTCATGACTCTTCGTGCTTAGGTGTATATCCTTGCGCGTGAATGGATGTGTGATTCTTATGTGCGCAGCATTAAGCATTGGAGTGCAAATGTTGTATTCAGAGTTTTTTGCAGTTGTAAATGCAATCTCTTCGCTGTTCTTTTCCTCACGAACAACTTTTTTCTTCGGGGGTGCTCCAGCCATTACTTATCCTCCGTAATCGGTCCGCCGGTAACCCATGCCCGGCATGTTCTCTTTGATGCACACTTAAAATCAAATGCTTCGCAATAACCAAGCTGGCCGGCCGCATCTATGGACGTCCATTCGTCTTGACGTTCTCCACCAGTAACACCTTCATTGATGCATGCCTTCATTTTTGGCGAAACAATAAATACAGCACAATTCCCACAGAGTTGTTTTTTCGCGTCATCCGCGTCAACGTCCCACTCACTTGCCAATTTTGCCCAGTACTCTTCATTTGGTTCAGCAGGATTTAGTGGTCCATACATCGCTGTATCAATCGCTTTTTTCCTATTACGAAGATTTACTGCTATATCAGTTGTTGCCACAGGGCATTTATTAGATTTTTGGTCAGCCTTTGTCTCGAAACGGAATCCAACTATTTTTCCTGCATACGTTCCCCATGTTTCACTTTTCACAGTTGCTCCTCGCTATCTGGGATGCCATTGCCGTTTTTGTCTTCAGCATTTCTTCCAGTGGAAATCATCAGTCCTGCAAGTGTTCCAGTTATGAAAGTCGCGACGCTCGAAAGCACGCTAAAAAACATTTTATCGTTTTCTGCTTGAGCCCCTATCGGCTGCGTAACGAATACGAGAGCGTACAAAACACCTATAGTTGTTAGTGTTAAAACTGCAGCAAGTACGCACCCAACAACAAACTTAAGACGAGCATCAAGGTCCGCTGGTGTGAGTCGTGGTTTCATATTTTAATTAACCCTCCTGATTAATCAAGGTTGGAAAAAGAACGGACTGGGCGCACAAAGTACAATTGGTCCTTACTAACGTTGTAGCCACTAGACCCACTAGCACCAAAAATCTGCACATGTGCGGTTTCGTATGTGAAGTTCATTCCTGGAACACCTTGGGTTGAACTCCAGTATGCGCTACCATCATCAAAGCCTCCAACCATGTCTCGATGGGCGTATAGCTGGGCCATCTCGTCATCGGAAGGCAGGAACCAATCTGCAAATCCATTCCATGAATAACTAGTGCAATATGCTGCTGCGCAGTTGTCTTTTGTATTTCCACTCATTGACGCAATAAGTTTTGTGTTGCTCTCTCCTGTGCCAATTTTGTTTCCCGAAGCACCAGAATCTCCGTATCCAGAAGACCAGGATATTTGGACGAAATCGGGATTTCTGCATGGACCTGCTTCAAACCACAAACCAGTAGTATTTCCATGTGTGGTCGGATTGATAAAAATAACTCCACCCGCAGGTCCTTTATCACCGATTCTTAAATGTTCTATTTTCATGGCGCCGTTGTTACCTCTGGTGAAATCGTATCTACGCTTGTTTCGTTCGGGTCCCATCCAAGCAGCGTTTTTGTGCACGCTCCATCTACCTCGCATATTGGCGGCTTACATTCACTCTTGCCCCAGTTTTCAGGGTCTTGACATTTATATCGGTACTTACCGTCATAACCGCAAGAAGCAATAAGAAGTGCAGAAACAAGAATTAACCTTTTCATTTTGTCTTGAATTCATTCCAGGTTTTGTCACCCACACCAAAATATTCACGAGCAAAACCAGATTGGATAATGTCTTTGTTTAAACAAGCAGTTGTGGGGTCATCTATTTTGTCTGATGAGTAAATTCTTGCCAAAACTCTTCCATATTTATCATTTTTGTCTGGAATAGTGTTTACAAAAACCCATTTATGACCATCAAGCCAGTCCTTGGTAAAAGACTTTGCCTTAAGCCCAAGTTCTTTTTCCTTAAGGTCTTTAGTGCGTGACTCTGGTGTATTAACGCCATATAGACGAACACGAATTTTATGATGGACACTAAATCCAAGGTCAATCATTAGGTCGACCGTGTCTCCATCAATTACATTGAGTACCGTTGCCCCATACCAGAATCGTTCCACGACAAGTTATCCCTACTTGCTGTTCTTTGGATTTAGGCGATTCATTATCGCATCTTGGCCCGGGAACTTGGGACCCATAACGCGTCCTGTTTCTGGCTTCTTTTCTACTCGCGGACCTGGTGCGATTGTTGGTGGCTGTGGCCTATCAGCTCCTGGTCTTTTTGATGAAGGAGTTCCAGGATTTGGCTTTTGTCCTGGTGGGTACTTCTTTCCAGGACTCGGAATACGGTCTGCTGGCTTGCTTGGTTGAGGCCTACTTGGGCTTGGGTATCTGTCGGCTGGCTTGGTATCTTTTGGCTCCGGTTTTTGCCCAGGAGGATACTTTTTCCCTGGACTTGGATACCTGTCGGCAGGCTTCTGGTCCCTTGGTTTGGATGGTGACGGCTTTTGCCCTGGTGGGTATTTCTTTGGCGGGTCTGGATACCTATCTGCAGGCTTCTGGTCACGTGGTTTTGAAGGAGATGGCTTCTGTCCCGGAGGTGATGACGGTCCCTTTGGAAGACCGTCAGCAGATGGCTTACCATCTGCCCCTCTTAGAACCTTGTCGAAAGCTGCTCTAGCTCTTGCACGAGCATCTCTTTCTTCCTTGCTTCTATCCTCAACGCGTCGATTCATTTTTATTCCCTGAAGCTTTAGCTGCTGACGAACAAATTTTCTTCTCTGCGCTTCATAGTTCGCATCGCTTGAGCGTTGATATGGTTTTCTTTGCTCTTGTGGAGTGCCATCGAAAATCATTCCATCGCTGTCGTGGTCTACGGCTTCTGCTGGATTTGTTCCGGTAGGAGCAGCGCCGCCAGCGCGTTGGCCAATTGACATTCCAAGAGCGGCTTTGTACTCATAATCTTCAAGTTCATCTGACTTCTTCTTTGAGTTTTGGTAACGCTCAAGAAGTCTTTTTCCTTTTGCAGCAAGCGCTGCTGCATCTTCCATATTTTTGGGAACTGGTTCCCCCCATGCTGCAGCAGAAAGAGCAAGTCTTGTTGCTCTTCCTTTTTCGTCTTTCATTGGTCCACGTGGGTTGGTGAAAAATCTAGTAAGGAATGAACCCTTGCGACGCATTTTTTCCGGTGTATCAGCTGGGCCTCTTACTCCTGGCTTTAGATTTGCGCCTTCTGTTCTCTTGAAGAACGCTCTACCAGCAGCTGTCAAACCACCCTTTGGGTCTTTGAGTGGTTTTTTCCCGCCCTTTGTTTTTATGTATTCAGGAATTGCCGAGATTTGTTCCTCGGATGGGAATTCGAATTGACCGACACGATTAGAACCGTAATACTCATCGAATATTGGCATGAAATCTTCTGATTTAAGTTCGATTAGCGTTTCATCAATTAGCTGCTCGAGCTCATCTTGTTCTTGGATATTGTTCGCTATTTGCTCTAATTCGGCAAAAAGTTCTTCATCGCTTTTGATTTGTGACATCGCATCTTCCATGGTTCAATTTTCGCACAGATATGAAACTATAAAAGAAACAACCCCCGGTTTCACCGTTTTCACGATTACTCCCGGGGGTTATTTCAACTCAAACTGGATAACCAGTTATTGGATTAATCAGCTTGGCTCTCCGTCGAAGTCAACTTTGACGAATGCTTCTGGACGCTTGACAGCAAGGGCGAGTCTCTGCTCGGCCAAGATGACGATTGCGTTGCGCACGAAGAAGTCTGAGTGCTGTTCCGAAATTCGGATTGAAGCCTCTTCTCTGTCGTACAGCTGAGCACCGGTACCGAATGCACCGACCAGGGCTGTTCCCTCAGCAATTGCCGGGGTGTCAACGACTGGCATTCTCCAAACGCGTGGCTCGCCACCCATTGCAACCGAAACTGCAACGAGGTACTGACCCTGCTGGTCTTTTGTCAATTCGATGTCTTCCCAGTCGTTCGGGTGCAACACGATGCCGGATGGCTCGTAGTAAGCAAGGAACGAGAGGGTTGCGGCACGACGAATTGCATCAGCCTTTGTGTCTGCAACTGGTGAGGTTGCACCGTCTGACCATGCGTACTCCTGAATGTTTGGAGTCTGGAGAACACCAAGAAGGTTTTCGCCAGTTCCATCGCCATTCAAAATCTGCGAGTCTTCTAGGAGACGCAGACCGTACATGAGTTCGTTGTCGATGATTGAACGTAGCTGTGGCTCATCGGCGAGGACGTTGCGGTGTGCAGCTTCCCAGTGTGCCAATGTGCGAACAGGAGCCTGCTCACCAACGAATGCGAACGATGACTGCGGCTTGATACCGAAGTTGCCACCAGAACGCTCAGCAACTGAAGATGCCGAGTTTGTTCCATGACCTGCCTGCAGCGTGGTGAAGCCAAGCTGACGGAAGTATTCGATTACTGCTGCAGATGTTCTGCGAACTGGGAACAGGTCGCGAACACGCTTTGTACGCATTGGAGGAAGAACCATGGCATCGCGCTGAACGTTTCCGAAGCTGCCGAGGCGGCTGTCGGTAACTGCCGTTGTTGGCAATGCTGAGTAAACGTCCTTTACGTTGTAAGCGGTCAATGAAGCAGCAACTTGCCATGGTGCAACCATGTTTGCGCCGTTACGGCCACCATTGAGTGTCTTGAACTCAGGTGACTCGATAAACATTTGACCGATTGACTTGATTTCGCGTGAGCTCAATTGACTGAGGTCTGCAGCTGCTGCAGCATAGCTTGAAGCTACTGCTTCTCCCTGTGGCTGTGATGACCATGAGTCAACATCGCCCATTGTCTGAAGGTCAGCAAGCAGTGACTTAATTGACTTAATGTCCTGCATGTTCTTGTCGAATGCTGACTTCTGCTCAGAAGAAACAACTACTGTGCCTTCCTCGATTTTGAATGAGTCCGCAATGGCTTTATTGTCTGCCATTTTGGTGCGAAGAGCTGACTGCAGCTCTTCAATTCTTGCTTTGTCTTGTGACATGATTTGCTCCGTATTGGAATTTGAAGGGTTGAATTACTGCTTACGTCGTGGCTTAGGTAAGCACCCAGCCCTCGTAATATCAAAAATAACAGATGGTTTACATTCTTTAGTGCAACTAATAAAGTTTTATACAAAAGTGTGTAAATAGTAATTGCTATTTATTTTTGACTGAGTTCCTCAGAAATTGCGTGCTTTTTCTTTAAGTTGCTCTTGCCACCGGAACGAAAAACAGTACGAACGGCGTTCATTATTTCTCGGCTTCTGGTTCTCTCCGCATTTCTTCTTCCCAGCGAAGTTGAGCCGGTTCTATTTGCGTAATCGGTCATATTTGTGCAAGGCATCCAAACTGTTCTTCCGTTTTTGCTAACTCTCCTGCTTACGCCAATGCAACCAATTTGCCTAGCTCTTGACCGAGCTGAGTCTGGGTCCATGAACACATCTGTGTCATCTTCCCTTACGTATTGAGGGCCCTGAAGAGCTTTGCCGCTTACCGGGACACAGTTTGGGACCATGCTCCCATTTTTCCCAGGTTTCATTCCAACCTGTTTGTATCCAGGCCAACATGGACTAGATTCCGCTTTTCCAGCAAAATTCCCAGATACCAATCCACCGCCGTCGATTGTTTCTATTCCTCGAATCGGCATCTCGTTCAAGTTTTCCCAATTATCTATTCTTCGTTTTTTCTTTTTCTTTCCAGTGCTTCTTCCGGCAGCTTTTCTTTCTCCGGCAACAACGGTTCTCCATTTACTTGTTTCAGCAATATTTGATAGACGCTCAAGCTCACCCATTGATGCACATGGCATCCAGTTGCCATCTTTATCCTTGTGCGCCCCAGAGCAACCCATTTCACGCGCAATTGCAAGTGCGTCAAGCTTCTTGACCAAGTCTGGTTTTTTCATATCTTCCTGCCAAGTTTTGACTGCAATGCAGCGATAAGTCTTTGATTTCCCTCTGGGACTATTGGCTCGCGCTTTGATTCAACAAGGAATTCAGCGTGCCTATTTGCGCGCCGTGAAGGTGATTCTGGATTTGCCGTTTTTTCGGCAACGTGTGCTCTCACTATTGCTTTTTGTCCGATTCTTTCAACTATCCGATTGATTGCAATAGACGCAAGACTATTAGCCTCTCTTGAAATTAGTTGTCCAGATTTTTTATCAAATCCAATTTTTTGATTATTTTTTATAGAACTAAATACTTCTGAGCGCCTAGCCGAAGATGAGAACAACCTTGCCTTGAAGTCAACTATGTTGATTTTTTCAATAGGGCTCTTGAATTTATCAATCCCCCTGCTAGACGGGGAACGAAATCCATTGGTTTTTGTCTCTGATGGAAATCTTGAAGCGTTCAGTATTTTCTTCTGTGATGTCACGATTGGGGTAGACGGAACGATTACTTCTGGAGAATCAAAATTTATTCCATCAACTATTCTCTGCACCGAAGAGTTAATTTCCTTGAAATCAGTTGCAACAAATCCAGCAGGAAGTGATTTTGTTGCGTACGACTCACGCGAAACAACACCATCTATTAGGCTATTTCCGAATTCGGTTAGTGATTTAACAATAAATTTTGAATCATCATCAATAGCTATGGCATGCGGCATATTGCGCAGGGCATCTTTTATTATGGAAATACGTTTCACTTGCTACCTCCGGAAATGAGACTTCGAAGTACTTGTTTTTGATTTTGTAGTACGTCAAGTCTTGAATTGAACAGTTTAGAAATAATGTTTAAGTGAATTTTTTCCCCATCAGACATCCCATACCCATTCATGTCGGATGCAAATTTTTTTGAGTTAAAACTTCTTGCTCGATTAATCATTTGTGACAAAAGTTTCATAAAAAGAACTCTTTGCTCTGCTCTTAGCTTTTGATAATAGTCAGAATATGCTGGAGTGAGTTGTGCGCCATAAAAATCATTGAGACGCATCTTCATTCTTTTTGTTATTTCTATTTTTGAGAGGTCAATCAATCCTGATGTGGTGTTATCTGCCAATACCGCCCTGGTTCCATCAGCTGTATCTATTGGATAAATTGAGGATGCTGGTCTTGAGCGCTGGTCTGTCAAGAAGTCGCTTACAAGCATTCTTGCAACATCCGCAATATCAAGGTTTTCAAATTTTTGATTCGGGTTGAATACGCCACCAGGCACAGCAGACTCCACGTCCTGTCTCAGATACTTTCTTTTATCGTTTGGTTTTCCAACAAATATCACATCCGGAGACTCCATGCCCAGATGCTGCTGGAGGTCTGACGCAAATCTCTCCGCTAGGTGCTGATAGTTTTTTGGCTTTTCGTAAACGAAATACTTTTGAGCCCCAGACTCAACCGCTGATATTGAATTTGATATTTTCTCCTTGCGGACTAATTGTTGATTTGCTAGAAGTTTTGCGAGAACGATAGGTGTAATTCGTGAAAAACTACCTCCGTCTGCAATGAAACTTATTGCATCATCAAGATTGTTTATTAGCTTTCCTCTCCCGGAAAGTGAAACCGTAGTTCGCGAGGTGCCCTGTTCTTCTTTTGGCAATTTCTGTAGTTTTCGCTTACCAAATAGCTTCTTTGCCCAGGCTGTTGTCCCATCAATTATTTCATTAGGATTTTTGATTCCATCAAACGATTCGGAATACTGAATACCATCGCCTATTTCGTCGGCAACATTTCTTAGCCTTGCTCCTGGGTCTTTGCTGTTATTTATTTTTTGTGCTGAATTGACTACTCTTCCAAGTTTTCTTCTCTCGCCAACAGAGAGATTTCTGGCCTTAGACAAGCTTATTGTTGAACCACCAGGTAGAACATAAATCAAACTTTTAATTCCAGTATTGGAAAGAAGTCCAAGCTCTTCTCCGCCGAGGTCGGATGAAGAAAGAGTCGACATAAGGTAGTAGGCGCCTTCCATGTCCCTGTTATCCGGGATAGCTCTCAGCACCTTCGTTGGAACTACTGGTTCCAGAACGAATCCATCACGCCTAACCATTCTCCTGGCTTTAGTGTTAGACGACAGGTTGAATTGACCGATTTCTTTTATGAGCGCTTTCACCTTGTCTGATGACGCTCTTCTGTTTTCGTTTCCAACGCGGGTAATTTGTGGTTTCCTGCTTGCAATAAGAGAGCTGTCGATTGGTCCGCCAGTAACAGTGCGACCCTGAACAGTGGATGGAAGTCCTGATGTGCCAGCTCCTCGTATTGCTCTAATTGTTGCTCCAAGAGCGGAAGGAATATCAAAAAGTTTTGCACCGCACGTAGAAAGTCTGTTGTCAGTGAATCGCCCGCCGTACTGGTACCCTTCCGGACACCTGTAACCACGATTCTGACCCGGCCTTGAGCCACCCCTGCTCCCACCAAATCCAGGAGTTATTGTTCTGTATGTTGCAGAACGAATAGGGGAACGAATTGGTCCTGTATCTCCTGGCAGAAAGGTGCTGAGCAATGTGCTTCCGAGTTGGCGGCCAAAGTTTGCCTTAGTGCTCATGATTCCATTTGAATCAATTTTATGCTTTCTCCTGGTATTGCCATTAAGACGCGACAGGGCCTTATACTCAACAATCTTTTGACTGATTGCTCCACGCCCGCGAATAAAGTCAAACTTTGACTTAGTGTCCAAATCAGAAAGAATAACTCTCGTTACGATACGAGAAGTTGACTCCGGACAGCAGTATTCTGTATCGCTATTAACCACAGCACTCCTCATCGAGTGATTTCTTTTTTACAACACTCTTCGACACTGTGCTGCCTGTTTCGTCCTCGCCTTCAATCTCCCAGTTTTTATCTTCTCTCAAAAAGTCCATAAACTTTGGCTCCATTTCACAGAAGTCGCGCAAAACAAGAAACGCATGCTTGTAGTCATCTTCAGTTACAACTTCAATTCCTTTTGATTCCTGTTGAACAAAGTCGTGAAAAAACACGTCGTCAAAAATTGCGTCTTTTTTTGCCCCTCTAACAAGATTTGCTGGCTTTGCATTGCTTGCCAGCCTTCTGGCAAATTGTGCATCAGTCCAGTTGGTCAGCTTGCGAATCTTCTTTTTGCAGTTCTTCATTCCTGGATGGTGGCATCCTTCATTTGGCCATAAACCAGTTGTTTCATGATGAAGCCATGCGCAAATATTGTTCAGCGGATACAGTTCTGGGTGATTCGCTAAAATCACTCTGCATCTCCTGAACCCGCCTGGTTTTTTCATGATTGGACGCCAGTAGCGAAGTAGGCGCTCCAGGTTTCCTCGACGCGGCCCATATCCACGAAGAATATCGCCGGTGACAATCTCCTGAGGGAGTAGCCCTCCTAGTGGGTCGGCTTTTATTTCGTCTTCGTTAGACATCGTTGTTATCCTCCAATTGGCGCAAAATATTCATTGCGTTCCAGGCGTCGTCGCGCTGTTGCAGCGATTTAAATGAATAAATATCCCTCTCAGACTTTACCATTCCTCCGCAGCAACTAGTTTGAACTTGAACAACATCAGTCTTTGTGTTTAAAAACTCCTGAATGCGGTCAGATTTTTGTTTAAGCGATTTTTGTTTTTTACCCAATTTTGAAACAACATTTAGACCGTCAAGCATTTTTTTATCTATTGGCTTAGTTTTTAAAATAAATGTGTCGTACCATGAACCCTTGGTTGGATTTTGTGGTGAATCCCAAAGAAATCGTAAAAATCTTGACGAGCGGTTCTTTCTGACGCCGATTGCTTTTGCTGCAAAAGAGAAAAAGTACACGAATACGGCACTTCCGTCCGGACGAACAACTGCACCATCTTTGGAATTTTTATTCGCGTCGATTATGTAATAAATACGGTCTTGGCCTATTGAACCAGCCAATACAGCTTTCATAGCATTGCTCCGCTTCTAGTCACAAGGCTAGGACTTTTCTCTTTTCTCATCTCTTCAAGAAGCTTTTTGGCGTTTTCTGCAATCTCGCGCATTATTTTTTCCCTAAGGACTGTCTCTATGTCGTCGGAGCGCTTTGCTGCTGCACTATAGCTCCTGGCATCAAAAAGATTAATTCCTTCTGGGTGAGCTATCCCTACATTATCAAAACCAAGTTTTTTATATTCATCTTGTATTTTTTTTGCAGCTCTATAGTTTCTTAATTTTTGCATGCTTTGCGTATTCATTTTGCTTCCAGAGTTAATTGAGTAAAAATACTCAATCTCTTCTTGTGAGAATCCTGCCGAACGAAGCCGCTCAGCAATCGAGCGATTATTGACTACGTCAGAAATATCTTCTTTACCAGAATTTTCAGATAGTCGGGAGAATGGGTAGTTGATTTTCTCAACTTCATCCTTATCAAAACCGCCAAGAATTTGTGCTTCGAATATATCCCTGTCCACCCCTTGACCCAAGCTGCCAGGAGTTGGGAATTTGCCATCTCTATCTCTTCCACTATTTACGGAAGAGAAATCATCTGACATGCCAGCACCGAGAAGATTTAGCGTTGATACTAGATTTCTGCTTCTCGAACCTGGGCTGCTACCACCGATATAAGCATCAACGATGTCATCACGGTTCATTGAGTTTAATGCAACCGGTCTGTGGCCGGTGCTTAACGAATCACCCTTACCATATGCAACTCTGTTCGATACATTTGGCTTAAGTACAACTTCTATGTCGCCGAATGCGGTAAGTCCATCACCGACAATATCTTCGTCCATGATTTCAAAATTTGCATCCATGTCAATATTGCCTGAATTGTTTTGCAATACTTGATTTTGTTTTGCCTTTTTATATGAATTGTGAACAAGATATCCACTCACTGGCCTCAATTCATTTGGAATATCAGAAGATAGACCGATTGATGATTGATAGTCTTTGGCAAAATTAATTGCGGACATTCCGATTCTCTGCGAGGAAGTGGCGTCAGTATCTCCGTCTGACATTTTCCCTGTTAGGACCTGCCTGCGCGTCCTTGACAGAACCCCACGCGTACGATTGTTATTGCGTTTTTCTGAAACATTCTTCATAAATGCCCCAAACCCATCGGCAAATGAGTTTTGTAGTTTTTTTCTGTTACTCACTGGTTTTCTTGGCCCTGAGTAATCGCCAAGTTTTTCCATCGCGCGCATGGCTGTGTTTTTGTCTATCGCTCCACTTCTTTGGAGCTCCCTGACAGCGACAAGAGCCAGGTCTTGATTTCCAGCAGCAGCAATTTGGTTTGCCACCTTTGCTATATCTTCTGATGTCCCACCGTTTCCAAAGACGCTCATTGCCGCAATCGCCTGGACCATGTCTCCGCGCTCGGATTTTTCTACTCCGGCTTTTGTTAGCGCGCTAACTGCTCTTGCATTTGCATTTCTATCATTTCTAGCTCGGCTCGCGGCACTTGTCATGTCTCTTCCAGAGCTGAACCATGTCCTTCGCGCAGCTGCCCTACCTGTGATTTCATCAGAATCGTCTGGTAGGACTATTCTGCGATTGGAACGCAACGACTGTCTTGTGGTAACTGCTTTTTTGTAGTCCGGACGTGCTGTGTATCCGACGGCACCAACCTTGATGAAGTCACCTCGCTCATAGAGCTCGTCGGCCATGTCTGAAATATTCGTCTTTAGGTCTTCTGCAACTTTCGCAATTTCCGAGTCGCTGATTTCAGCAATATCTCCCTTTTGCCAAGCATTTTCTGCACCAAGTCTTGCTTCCTTGATTCCATATACTTCCTGAAAAGCTCTGCCAAGTGTAAGGCCCTCAACGATGTCGGTTTGCACTTCGTTAACATTTAGTGGAACCTGCAATTCATCACCTAAGCCAAGATTCGCTACGTTTATTCCTGCCCATCTGTGATGTCCATCCAAAATGTATTTATCCATTGTTGCGAGTATCGGCGAACTGAACCACTGCTTATTGATTTCTTCAAGGAAGCGCCGTCTGAATTCATCGGACTTTCTATCAAGACCTTCTTGCTCTAGTTGGTCTGCGATTTCAAGTGCTTTTTTGGTTATTCCATCTGCCATGCCAGACACCTTTGATGCGACAAGCTGCTGCTGCGACGGAGCATACTCGTTTGCGGGGACTGTTTTTTTACGTACGGATGGACCAGTAGACGGGTCTTCTGGTGTAAGTGTTTCATTTAGGAATTGAATAAATTCACCCTCAAGATTCACCTCGGTGTTATTCCAATCCGTGTTCGAGTAGAACCAATTAAGTTCATCCTCTGACATTGGGTTCGATGATGGTTTATTTTTCATTGGATGACGTTTTTTTAGGGATGCGTATCTTTCACTATCCTCAGTAGACAGTCCAGATGCAGGTTCCCATTTCCCATCGGCTTTACCATTTTTTAACATCCGTATGGCAATTGTGTTTGCGCCTTTTGTTCTTCCGTTTGTCTGGGGCATCTTTTCTCTATCTATGCCGATATGGCCAGAACACAGCAGATTTTGCATTGCATCATAAAGCCCACATAGGTCAGCCTGGTAGCTGTCGACATAGTCTTTTTTCATTTTGTTTACAAAATCTTTTGATGAGATATCGATGCTTGGATTATTTGAAAGCACATCAGCTTCGTATGCTTTCTTGAAGTTCAACCATCTTTCGTTATTCTGCTCAATATGGGTCAAGGCGCTTTTCTGCACTGCCTTCTCTAGCTTTGCCTGAGCGCTAGCGGTAAGTGTTAGGTCTGCATCTTTTACAATCACGTGATGGCCGAGTGACATAAGCGCCAACGCTGTCGGTACGTCTTCGGCAATGTATGTATTTTTGTGCTTTGCGCTAATTGCCTTCCTTGTTGAGCGGACCAGTGATTTACCAAAAACCTTTGATATCTCGTCAGTATTCATGTCGTCGACGTTTTTTCCACCAGCAACAACTTTGTCGAAAATGTCTGCCGCTTTTGCGGCTACCTCATCTTCCAGTTTCGCCCTACTTTCTAATTCCTCTACCGAGCTGATACGTCCACTAGACAGACGTCCGCGCCTGTCGTTTGGTGCCATTCTTGAAAGTCGTTCTGTTCTTCTTGAGGTGGATGGAACACCAGGACGAACTCCGCCAGAACGAACAACCCCATTTTCCGACAACGAACTAATATCTTCGTCACGCATTCTCACTCGAACTCGTCTGTCGAAAGAACTGTGCATTTTAAATGCAGCATTTTCAATCAACTGTGCTATCTGTTCATCTGAGTACCTTCGAAGAGCTTCTGCAACATTTGAGTCGAGCATGTCTGATGCAATGTCGTCATACTCTTTTGAACCATTACCATTGAGAATTGAGCGCAGCTCACGCATATCAGACGAAAGCTGCTTTCTCCGCGAAGACCGTCTTTCCTCTCTGGAGAGAGTTGGTCCAAAATGTGTAGACCCAGAAGAAAGTCGTCTTGATGGGGCTTCGCCGAAGGTTGACCCAAAATCTGCAACTGAATCAATTATCTCAGCGCTTGTCTCGTCTATATCTGCAGATTCTCTTTCTGTTGAGTCTGGCCTCGATATGCCGAGTTTGCTTCTTCTTATTATTTCTTTATCGGCAACTTCTCTAATTTTCTTAGAGTTTCCCTGTCGCCATATGGCGTCATCGGTTCCAGAGCTGATTCCGTCAACAAGGGCATCAAGTACATCAACGGTGTCTTTCTGTCTTACAATTTCAGCTCTTATCGTTCCATCTTTGTCGCGACTAATGATTCTCAGTTTCCCTGGAGGTGCGACGAACTTTTGCTCATCATCTTTTTCGGCATTTGGAAAGACTCCGCGATTTCCTTCTGCAACACTAATGATTATTTTCCTCTTTACGCGGCCCGTTTCCTTATCTGTCCCTCGAGGTGATGATGTCGGTTTAGAGCGAGATGTGAGTACACGTCCAGAAATGAAATTATCTACATTTATTTCATCCCCAACCTTTTTCCCCTTTACTTCTACTGCTGGGAAGTCGGATACAACCTCAAATTCAAATGGCGAATCTATCGACGACGAATCAATTGCTTCCATTGTTGGGATGAGTATGTTGCGCACCTGTTCAGACAGCGAACCCTCGTCCTTGCGCCTCGGGTCTACGGCAAGGCCAAGACGGTTGAGACGAGCATTTCTTGCATTCATCGCCCTACCTACAACAGTTTGCTTTTCCGGAGTTAACATCTGCGCTATTTCTGGGGCTACGAAATCATCCATCTCTCGGATTGCAGCAGCTTGTTCTTTGGTTATCTTTCGACGCAGGCGCGCTTTCTCTCGTTTCGCATTGTCTATAGCTTCTTTTTGCGATTTAAATTTCTTTATTTTCTTAGGTTTTGGTTTGAGTAATTCATCTACCTTGCCATTAAACTCCCTACCGGCCCTTGCTGTTGCACGCGAATCACCACTCTCTGCAATTCGTGAAATATATTCAGAACGGAGAATTGAGCGCTCCTCCATTAATTCTTGAACTTCCGGGTCGTCTTCTAGCCTGTCTTTAACCAAGACGTCAATATCAGCGGCACGGCGAATCAGTTGATTTTCTGATTTTGTTTTTGCTGAAGATGTTATGTCATCAATTCTTTTTGCTTTAGCAAATGCTTTTATTTCTTCGTCATCCACCATTCCTGCATCACGTCTTGTTTTTTCGACTACCCTGTCGAATCTCGATGCCTCACCCTTTGCTCCAACTCCGAATTTCTTCCTCCACTCAGAACGCGAATCAGAGTACATTTTCTCGTAGTAGTCAAGTATTTTTTGACCTTCTTCAATTTTCTTGCTGAGGTCAGCCACTTTCTCTATTCGCTCTGTTATTGATTCCTCTGTTGCATCTTCTGGTAGTTCAGAAAGCCCATTGAGCTCATTCGTAAAATTATCAAGTTGTGCGCGTATGTCTCTTCTTTGGGCATCAACCAGTGCAGCTTGTTGGAACATCTCTTCTTCATCGAGTTCCGAATAGAATTTTTTAAATTCTTTAAGTTTTTCCCGTCTTTCCTCTATTGTTCGTTTCTCAATGTCTCCGGACATTTCATCGATTTCTTCATCGGAAAGGCGGTCTGCAGAAGAGCTGGAAGTCGGCCTGAATGTAGTACTTTCCAGTATTGCGCGTTCTTCTGCATCAATATCTGCGCGCTCGGCAGAAAGCCTGCTTCGCTCAACGTCATCCATCCACTCCAATGCTGCGTCTACGTCATCTCCGAAAATAAGTCCCTGTTCGCGTAGTGCATGTAGTTCTGCACCAACCTCAAGACCCCATATTTCGCTGCCTTCTGTATATTCGGTTGGGTACTTGCCAGCAAGAAATGCAGCCACTTCACTGCGCTTTAATGCATCTGACATATTTTTCAGGTCCAAGCCATCATTGGAATCCATCATCAAATCCATAACATCACCGCTTGTTAGATTTGTCAACAAGCCTCCACGCTCTTCATCGAAATCAACAGTGACAATACGGTTGCCGACAAACGTCATCGCACCAGTTCTCTTGTCTTGTTTGTACTGAGGGATTTCAATTTTTCCGCCGTTATCGATAGCTTTGCGAAGAATTTTTTGAATGAATGCCTGGCTTTGAATTCCGTGTGAAAACTCATGAAAAGCAATATGTTTAGTAAATGACCTCGGCCCGTCTATGAGCCCTGCCATATGGCGTGCTGCATATTCGGAATTTATCAAGAAGTCTGCTACTGCGCTCTTCGCCTCTGAGTCACTGACAACCCCAACAGCAGATACGGCAAGTCGTTCATCTGCACGCATGTCTGGCAGCATCGATTCCTGGTTTGTCATGATGCGCTCTAGGTTTACGTGCATTACTCCACGTATTCCACCAGCACCTGGCCTCATGCTTCCGTGAACCGCAGTTCCTGCTTCGTCATTAGTGAAGAAATTGTATTCAATTCGGTCGAAAAATTTAGCGGTTCCTGGTTTTGTTTTGTACAGATGCAAAGCTGTTTCAAAATATGCTCGCTCTGTTTCGTAATATCTCTTAATGTCAGCTTCAATTAAGCGCTCTTGTTCTGGCTTGGTCAGCGCTTTCCAGTTAGCCACCTTCTGCAGGCGGGCTGTTATGTACCTGCGAACCTCGTCTGGTCTCATTCTGGACATATCGCCCATTCCAGAAACATTCGATACGTTTAGGTCCCAACCATCTCTGCCGCCCGTTGCGACGAACAGCTCATTTAGCTTTTCTACTGCCTCGAATACGTCAGCATTTACTGCTCGTGCAGCATCGCTTCTGTCAACACCCAATTCGCTATATAGTTCCGAAACGCTTTCATCGAACTTGATAGCCGCATCCTGGGCATTTATCAGTCCGTTTCTAAAAAGTCGCTGACCTGGCTCAACGTCAACCGTACGCCAATCTGGGGAATCTAGTCTTTCTCCAGTTATCTCGTCGTAATACGGGCTTCTTGCCATTCTGACTGGAGCCCACGGAACATTTGAATCCCACTCATTGTTTTTTATAAAGTTAAGTAGTGTTCTTACTCCGTTTGTAAAACCACCAAGCTCCCCTGATTCCTGCATCTCTTTTGCCTTACGCGCAGCAAAGCGAGAGAATCTGGACGCGCTAAAACCAAAACAGTTGGTTCCGAACATGTCCGTAAATTGGTTTGCAGCAGGGGTTCCCGGAGGGCATCTGAATTTGTTTAGCTCGTCACGGACTACGCCGAATCGAGCAGCAGCTCGCGCAATGAGATTTCCACCAGGAATACGAGAAGAGAGAGGTCTGCCAGGGAGGCGTTTTTTTTCTAGTCCGTTTTCTTTTTCTGTTAGTTCACGTAGTTTGGCTCGTCGCTCATCGAATGACATGCCTGCAGTAATAGAGAATCCATCTATTTCTTCTGCCGATTCCTGGATTACATCATCTGTTTTTGCATTTACTTTAAATTTTGTAAGTTTTATTTGCGGTTTGCGATTAAGCTCAAAAAGCATTTCGTCGAGATTTTTGAAATTCCCAGTTGTCGGCTCAATCCACCCAATGTTTGGCATGGTGTCCATGCCATTTTTGCTTTCGTATGATGGACTAAGTACAAACCTTTTTCCTGGCTCCCACTTCGCTGCAGTTTCCCATCTGTGACCAAATTCGTCGGACTGAACGCCAGGTCTAGTGTCTCCAGTGAATTCACGTTTCTTATTGTCGGTATCTTCGTATGTTTGGCGATTTTCGCCAAGAGCTTTTACTGCGATATCGGCAATAAGTCTTTCCTGTTTGGCTGATTCAATAACTGAAGCCTTGAAAGTAAGAGCCTTTTTATCAACGTCACCAATAGTGCGCGCAGGCGCCAGCATGCGACGCGATACAACTACTCGTTCCTTGTCGGTGAAATCACCCGTCATTGCGGGTTGCCTTTTTGTTAGAGATTGTCGATTTGCTCTTCGAGCAGCTGAAACTCAACCAGTGAGGCGAGGAAGTTTGCATCATTTGGCACCTCATTCTTTTCTGAAGCACCAGCAATCCAGTTTGCTGGAATCAAGCTTTCGAGCTTCAGAGCCCGCGCCCGCTTCATGATGTGCTTCTTCGCTGCTTCTTTATCCTTGGCGCGACCAAATGCCTGAATTGCATTGCGCAAATCAGCTTCGGTAACAATTGGGTATGAACCGTCCGGAAGAGCCATGCCTTCTTTTGCAAGGTCCATTCGTCGTTCTTCGTTGAAAGCACGCTTCAAGGCAAGCTCTGCTGCTTCTGCTTCAATTGCTTCAGCTTCATCTTGCTCGTATCTGTCGTATCCGAGAACCTCTCCATCGAGGGCAACGAAAACATCGTATGACTTTCCGTCGAATCCTTCGATTTCAACTGCGTACGAATCAAATCCTTCGAATACGTCTGGCTCAACAGCCACGACATGTCCATCGAATGATTTTACTGCGATTTCTGCAGCTTCAGTGAAGTCAATCAACTTGTACTCAGACGCCTCTGATTTTTGCTCAAATTCATTTACGTCAAGTTTGTGGAAACCCATAACTTCAGCAGTTGTTCCGTCAATGAATATTTCCTTGACATCTCCACTCTTTGTTTGCACATCAACCACAAACATGTCCGCATCTGCAGAATAGCCAGAGTCGATAACGCGACCATTGAACATCTGTTCAGCAAGTCCTTCAACATGAAGGATTCCTGGCATTCCTTTTTCCGCAATGCATCCACCTGGGCAGTCATCGCATACTGGGGCAGAGCCAGCATAAGCCTTGCGCTCTAGGGAGCAGACGTAACCTGACGCACCAATGTCCGATGGCTTTATGCCCATCGACTTAATACGTGTTTCACGGAGGGCATCCCAGTATTCATTACCGGCATCAAAAGACTTTTCCTCAGTATCTTCTTCTTCGTCTTCGTCCATTTCTTCTTCGTCTTCTGCGCCCTCTTCGGCTTCTTCTTCCATGTCCATGTCTTCTTCTTCCATGTCCATGTCTTCTTCGTCTTCTTCGTCTTCGTCCATTTCGTCTTCTGACATATCCATGTCTTCAGCCTTGAACTTACGGCGTCCCTTTGGACCCATTCCGTACATTTTTTCGGATTCAGAATCCATCTCTTCCTCGTCTGCGTCAGTGTCGAGGTTTTCGTCATCTTCTTCGTCCATGTCGTCCATTTCTGGTTCGACATCTTCTTGCATCTCTGGAACCATGCGCTTTTTGGCCATTGACTCTTCTTCGTCTTCGGCCATTTCCTCGTCATCCATTTCTGCGTACATTTCTTTCATGGATGGTTTCTTCTTTTTCTTCTTGTTGCGAGAAACCATGTCCTCTGACATTTCTGGCATCATGTCTTCTGTCATATCTTCCGACATGACGCTTTTCCCATCCAATCCCGAAACTGGAACCATCTTCATTTCAACTGGTACCGCGCCGCATTTGGCGCAAATTTTTGCGCCCTTGACAAATCCGCACTCGCCAGAAGCAAGTCCTTTCGCGCACTTCAGCACGTCTCCGTCGCTGTCGATACTGACATTCACCTTCTCGTCGTAGCTCATAGAACTCCTGTTTGTGCAGGAAAATGACCGGTCTGGACATTAACCATTAAATTGTGCTCTAAATTATAACGTATCATGTCGCAGCAGCGTGAATTAGCAACATTAACTAATTTCTGCAAATTTATTTACTACTGCAATATTCCTATTCTTTTGTTCCTGATTTGCCGAACATGGTTCGACCTTCTTCTTGAAGTCTCTTACGTGCGTTTTCTAATTGCTCTTTACTGAAAATGTCCTCAATTGTGTGGCTTGTGCCAAATATTTCATTGAAACGATTGACCACATCTTGAAGCTCGTTGGATGAGTATCTTGGCTCATCACCCTTAATCTTGCTGAAAGTCTTGCCGCGTGTTTTTGCTGCATTGTTTAGAAGAACGGAAAGATTGCTCGTACCAAGGATGTATTCCTTATTTCTCTTGGTGTTTCCACCAGAACCCTTCTGGGTGTTTGATATGAACTCAACCATCGCCTCGGCAACATTTGCCTTGCTTGCGCGAAGTTCACCGTCAAGCTTTTGACCATTTTCTGGCCAAACGCTTTCCGCATTCTCAATCATCCCTGTCCGAATCATCTCCTGGATTGCTGCAACTGGCACTCCGTCACTTTCCCATGACTTCCTGTCTTTCGGATTGGTCAAACCGACATCATCCATCCCGAATGACCGCTTCATTCTTTCTCTTAGCTGAGCCATCCATTCGTCTCTGTCAAGACCAAGATTTTCGATGAGATTATCCAACTTGAAATCTCTTCTTGATGTCTTTGCGCCAGCTGGGTTTGTTTCATTGACCGTCGGTGCTGGTGCTTCTGGAACAAAGTCTGGCATTCCCTCGTAAATAAGGTCAGCCTCGGCAGAAGCTTCGCCATCAGCGTCTTCTGGGTTTGGCGTAAATCTTCCAGTTGCCCTAAATTTTGCCACTGGGTCGACTTCTCCAAGAGTGGAGTATTCATCTGAAGAAATGATTTGATTTTCTTCCCTGTCGGCCCAGAACGGATATGCGTCTTTCCCAAATGTTTCAATGATGAATCTGTCGCGCATATTGGCTCTACCGAGATTTTCGGCAAAACGTTGAGCTGACGACATCTTCTCCACGCCCGGCTCGTCTGAAGTTACTGGCGAGAACAATCTCCATCCACCAAATTCAGGTCTATTGCCGAGTTCTGCAACGAGGAATCTGACGGCATTGTGGGATATTCCAGAATCATCATCAGAAATCCTCTTTGCATCCTCTGGCGATAAATTTAGCAATCTTGAAAGGTCGGTGTTGGAAATTGGTTCCGACTTGGTCCACTTTACATCAGCAATTGTGTTGTCTGGATTTCTGACAACATCAAACTCTGTTGGAATTCTGATTGATTCCTTCAGGCTCTTTACTGGAAGCATCCATGTATCTGCATCTGGATTCGAAAGATTTTCATTCCCAGATACGCGACCGATAGTTACTTGTGGTCGACGCTTCATTGCGGCGGCAGCCTTATCCAGGCCCTCATTTATCTGTCGTCTGCGCTCTTTTACTGTTCCGGACTTACTTGACGTATCTAGCGTTATTCCGCGTTTTCTAAAACCATCCCAGAATCTTCTGGCAAACGCGAATGACTCTCCAGTCTTTGAGCCTCTAATTGCAGCAAGATTTGTAGCATTGATATTGTCCGCATAAGTGGACCCGCTACTCATTCTTCGTGCTTTTCTGTCAGCGCGATTTGAACTGTTTACTGAACGTGGCCCACCAACTGCTGCTGTCCGTTCTGGCGCTTGGACTACTGGCGTTTCTGGTGCTGATGTTTCTGTAGTGGCCTGTCGCTCAACATCTCCGCCACGAAGTCTTGCTCGTCTTGCCGACCTGTTGGTCCCAGTTCCTGGAACTGCTGTTTCAGGTACGCTATTTACGCGACCGCTTGAAAGTATCTCTCTTGCGCCATCAGGGAATACTTGCTCACCATCTCCAAATGGGTTCCAAAATCCAGAAGGAGCCTGCTGCTCCTCGGTTAGGAACTTTTCAATATATTCAAAACCCTTTGGATTTTTCTTTGGGTCGATAATCCATGACGTTGCCTCAGACAACTGAATGCGCTTTTTTGCGCGAGTCATCATGACGTAAATAAGGTTTTCCATTTCACGACTTATGTCATTCCCTGGAAGTATCGAACCATCGTCTTCAAACTTTGGCTGGAAGAAATCGTCTCCGGCAACCACGTTGTCGAATTCCAAACCTTTGGCTGCGTGTGTTGTTAAGAACGATGCATCAACTTCTGGCTCGTTTGCTGAGTCAGTTATCATTCTTCCAACAAGGCTGAGGAGCAATCCAGTCTCTTCTGGATTATCTCCCTTTATTCTTACAGCGTCATATGCTGGTGCATTCGATGAGCCAGCCTTACGTGGTACGTACTGCTTTTCTATTGTGACTTTTCCTTCCAGATTGAGGTCTTTAATCATTTTCTCAATCCGGCGTCGCATCATAGGCTTTTCGCCGTTCTTGTCACCTGTGTACTGAATTTTTCCTGCTGCGTCCCTGAACTGGTAGACATCAATTATTCCTTCACCGGAAATAATTACTCCATTCTCCCATTTCCCATCTGCACCAAGACTTTCGGTATCCAGTTTCCAGAAAACTTCTCTGCTTGGTGTCTGGCCGGTTGGGTTCGGGATGATGTTAAATCGCTTATCACGATTCATCTTGTACGCACCCTTAGCTCCACCGCCGCCTTTACCTGCTTTTTGTTTTCCGAGAGCAATTAGTTCCTCACCAGAAACCGTCGAAGAACTTCCATCTATATTCTTGAATGGGTCAACATCGAGTGGTTCTTCTATTTCTCGTATTCTTGCTCTAGTTAAGACCTCGCCAGTTTGTGGGTCCCTTCGACCTAGCAATCTGTTTAGCCAGTCAAGTGGGGAAAGTTGATTTCCTTCTGCGTCTCGAACCTGCAAAAGCTTGAGCATTGAACCCAGTTGACCATAGGATGATTTTTGACCTGCGCGTTTTCTGATTTCCTCCATTGTCCACGCATTGCCAATAATCTTTGATTCGCGTGGTCGTGTCCCAACAGGACGGAGGACAAACTGATAGTGGCGTAGGAATTCAACCATGTCTCTGTATTTTTCGGCAGGCAATCCAACGATTTTGTCTGGATGCGCTCCGATGAATTCCAAGGCAGCTGTAAGGGTGTTTTTGTTTGAATAAGAAATATATGCCCACGTACCATCTGCGCTTGTTGGTATCTGACGGTAGAGGATTCCTTCCGATTCTGGAACGATGTAACCACGAGCCTTGTCCAGTAGCTCATTTCTCTCTTTTTCTGGCATATCTGCCAGTGACTGTCCGTCTGGACCAGAAATTCCGTATTTCTTTTGTATTGAATCAAGTTTCTTACGCAAATCATTTCCGGTGAGTGTTCCAAGATTGAAGTCATGAGAAACCACATCCTGAAGTCGGCCAAACAACTTGTAGTCCGCAGAAACCTCATCAATCCCACCCTGCCTGTCGGTCATGTTTCCACGACCAAGCATCAAGTTTCCAAGGAACGCAACTGTCTTTCCGTATCTGAATGAGTCAGTCAACGTTAAGTTGAAATCTGGATTGAGTCGAGCGAATGAGTCAGATGAACCACGGAATCCATAAATTGATTGCCGTGGGTCACCGACCATGACTATTGCAAGATTATTATTCGCAATATTGTCTTCAATCACCTTTTGGAGAACTGGGTTTACGTCCTGAGCTTCGTCAAAGAAGAAAGTCGAAATGGGCTTATCTTCCGTTGCATATCGGCGACGCAATCCGGCGCGTGCTCCACCACCTGTGTAGACATAATCCACACCATCAACTTGGACTATTGAGCCTGGGTCAAGTTTTTTGTCCTGTGCTCTTGCATCTTTCACTTTTCTTGTGCCGTGACCAACCATTCCAGCGTCTGTACGCAGATTTGGTTTTTGCATAGCCCAAATCTTTACTTGCTGGTCGTAATTGGGCAGTACATTGCTCTTCGGGTCGAGCGTGTCAGACCACATTTTGAGTGCTAGGTCAACCCACTCTTGTGGTATCTGGTCGAATGCTGTTTCGGCAGGGTCGATTGGGTCGCCAGACTCGGCAAGTTGCTTATTTCTTTCAATTTCGTGTGGACGAAGCTTGAAATGTTTTTCACTAAGCACATCATCATCACTCTGTGAATAACGAGTAAGGGCGTTGATGAGAACAAGACCATAATCGTCAGCAGTCAGCTCCACCCCTTCGTGGGTGAGTCCGTCTGGGTATTTCGTGCCGAAATCGTAGTGTCTCGCTACGTCGCGACCACCGCTTGTTGTTTCAAACGAAACGTATCCCAAAGTTCTGAATCCAGCTTTTTTCAATCCTGTTGTATCGACAGTTTTTCCACCATATCCCTCTGCAGACGTTTGTCTTGTTGATTTAGGGTTTGCTGATGAGTAGTACTCGTTGCCGGCGCCAATGCCTATCTTTTTTAGTTTCTCTTTGAACTCTGGAGAAATTCCTGGCCTGTCTTCGAGCAATAGGGACCAGTATGCCAATTGGTTAATCGAAGAGCTTCCTGTGTTGTCAGGCATTCTACGTGCTGCTTCTGAAGCATTTTTCTTATTGAATGTTATGTAATAAAACTGTGACTCCGGAGATTCCTTGGCCATACGAATAACAGATTGTTCAAGTGTGGTGGTTTTACCTGCTCCGGCTCCTGCGCGAACAGCAACCAATCCACCTTCACCAGTTTTTGTGAAGTGTGCAACTGTGTCCATAACGTCTTTTTGTTCATCAGTCGGCTCAAACTTCATTCCAAACATTTCCATGAACGAACCCTCAGTTCGCTCAATCTTGCGCTTAGGGTCCTTGGCGCCAACAATTGGTCCGCGGCCAGAAGAAAGACGCTTGTTAATTTGGTTATACGTGTTGCCTTCTTCGTCCTTGATAACGAATCCGGTTATGCCGCTTGAAAGACGATTATTCTCGTAGTCCTCAAGGATAGTTTTTACTGCAGATGGACCTTGTCCACGAACACGCACGCGTTGACGTACTTTGTTTTCTGGTGTTGGTGTGCCGACAACTGGCTTTTTCTTTGGAATTGGGATAGTGATTCGACCAACGATTGGCGCTTCAATTGTGTAGTCTTCTTTACCCTTGCGTTCGCTGTCTGGAACACCAGCGCGCTTGCGCAGCGTTGCTGACTTATTCATAATGTAGTCAACAGCCTGCTGTCCGCCTTCAATTGCACGACGGATTGAGCTTGGGTCGTCCTGCAGTGCTTTGCGCCAGAACGCTAGGTACTGAATATGGTCCTCGCGTATTTGAGGCTCTACACCGAGGAATCCCATCGCAAATGAAGCACCGATTTCTGCGATGAGTTCTTCAAATGCGTATTTCTTTCTCTGTTCTGGGGTGCCCTTCATTCTGCCGCTTAGGTCTCTCTTTAGTCGCGATGGATGGGCTGTCCAGTGAATAATTTCATGCAGAACTGTTCCATAGAAAGCAATTGGTTCAATAAAGTTCTCAAATGGAGGAACATTTATCGTGTCATCGTTTGGGTCGTAGAATGCACTGACTCCCTGTTCCCTGTATCTAGGACCAATTTCTTTGATTACATTTTCAATGTCTTCAAGTCGTTGTGCCGCATCAAGTTTTTCTGTTTCTTTGACTTCGTAGACCCATGCTGGCAGTCCGTCCATTTGGTCGGCGTTGAATACTGTTTCAATTTTGAAACCCTTTTCACCAGTACGAATTCCGTCATCATTTTTTATGTCAAACGGAACGAGGATATTGACACCAATTTCTCCTGGTTTTGGTTTTGCTTTCTTATTCAACTCACGCCACTGCGAACGTCCAGCCCAACGATTTGTTTTGTATTTGCGCTTTGATGCGACCTGGGAAAGAATCAATTGATTCATGCCTTGATAAATACGATTTCTTCTTGTTGGATTTCGACCGTACAACTCTGGCGAGCGCCAAGGCACTTGCCACTGGCCAGCTTTGCTTGGGTCCTTTAATATCTCATCAAGCGCAGCAATAATTGCTTCACCCATTTGCTGGTACATGTCTTTAATACGAGCTGCATCTGCTTCTTGATTTTCATCTTTTCCAGATGACAGTGTCTGGCCATCCCTGTATTCCCAGAGTGGTCCTAAGTAGTCTTGCTTTTCACGACGAGTGCGCTTGTTTTCTGGCTTTTTTAGGAAATTCTCAAATCCACTAGAAAGTCTTGGCGCGCTCTCGGCAGCACGCGATGCACTGCCTCTTCGAATCTCGGACATGTATCTTTGTTCTGCCTGGCGCACCTCCGTTCTTGTTACACCAAGTTTTTTGGCCATATCCTCAATGGATACGCCATTCATGCGCTCTTCGTAAATATCCTGGTCTGTATAGTCTTCTGGGTTCTTTTCTGGTGGAGCGATTTTCCCTCGTTTTGGACGTGGCATTTCTTCGCCGAGGAAATCTCTAATAATTCTGTCGTATGTATCAGTTCCGCTCTCATCGAATGGAAGGTTGTCGTCGCCGTAGGGATTATCTGGGTCGAAATCGTCATCGAGCGCAGGAAGTCTTCCGGATGAGAGTTTTCTATCTGGCTTGTTTGGGCTTGCACCGTCGAACCCATATGAGTTCATCCAGCGAGCAAGAGTCTCTTTATCGTTTGGGTCCCATGTTCCAGTTGACGGGCGACGCTCATAGACTTCGCTGCGTAGCGCACTATCAAGTCCTTTAAGAAACTGGCTCTCGCCGTCTTCGCCAACATAATTTTTATTCTTGTCCTTTTTGTCTTTTCCGGCAAAATACTTATTTGTTGCATCGAGGTATGTGCCTAGTGTGCGAACAAAATCGTAATACCACTCTTGATACGCCTGTCCGCTCTTTGCTTTTTCGTTGAATTTTGCTGGGCGCTTCTTGTCGTCGCCTTGCCATGCTCTTCTTGCTTGGTTGTACCCAAGCTCGCGCCCTCTTAAGAACTCTGCGGAACGTGTATTGTCTGTTTGGTAGCGAGGCACTTCCTCCCAGCCGAAGCCCTTATCAACCCATTCCTGTGCAGTCTTGTCAAATGCTTCTCGTCTTGCCTGTTCATCTGGTGCGACACCAAACTTACTCTCGGTTTCTTTTCCAAGACCGTGACGTGAAGTATTAAATCGTGAGCGTTTCTCAGCTCCAGAAGAGAAGGGTTTTGACGGTGTTGCCGGTTTTGCATCTTGCACGCCGACGAAGCGGGGTCGTGTTGTTCCTTCATCTACCCAGCCATCGTTGTCGGGGTCGAAGTCGCTCCCCGTTGGTCGTCGATTTCCTGGTGTTCCGCCGGTTGGCATGTCAATGTCGCCACGGCGATTTCTTCTGTCTCGACGGCCACCGATTGATGGTCTATCAATGAGTCTGCTGCCAACGTAGCTTCCTAGTCTTCGGCCAATCGCTTTTGACTCAAACTCAGAGCTATCTAGAAATTTTTTTTTTATGTTTTCCAGAGCGTTATCGACTGCTTCAATAAAATCTAAACTAACCCCGGATTTGAGAACGATTCCATCAATATCCACTTCTGCATCAACCATGTAGTAATCGAGAATTGGGTCAATTTCTTGCTTGACACGGAACGCGTCATTTGGGTGAAGCGGAATGCAGTATTGCTCATCGAATGAGTTGTCATCTTTGCCAAATTCAGAAAGTGATTTAAATTTGCTACGCTTCTTTTTTCTCTTACCTACCGCTCCGCGAAGCATGGCCATGACAAACTCGCCAGGGTACTTAACTTCTAGGTCTTCAATAGCTTCATCGAAATTTGCGTCTTCTTCAATTTCGTATTCCTTTTTAGCAATTCCATCGACATTGACAACGCCTTTTGGAATTACTGCAAAACGACATTTGCCTTCTGGTTCGATGTCCATATCAACAATCTTGCATGACCCATCATTTTGGAAGAACACGCAATTTGCACACTTGACCCCGATTGATGCGATGGGATTTTCTGAAGCCGGTTTATATCCAGCCCACACACCATCTTTGTCTTCGTTGAACTTGCCGTGGCGTTTTACAATTTTTAGCAAAGCGTCACGCAGGTCCGCTTCCTCTTTATCGAGGTTGTTCTTATCTATTGGCTTGTTATTGCCCTCTTCGTACTGAACTGCAGGGAGCGGAACAACAACAACACCCTCCATGCCTGGCTTGACAGCTATTGGCATTGATGGCATCTGCTGTGGGCGGACCATTCTTCTTGGCTCATTTGGCGGAACCATCATTGGTGCTGTTTGTGGTGCGGACGGTCTCTGCATCACTATTTCTTCTGGCGGGCCGAACATCATTCGACCACCCGTTCGACTCCAGCCACACTTGAATCTCTTAACTGAACCGTCAGCCACACGACGAGCAAATGTCAGATTTTCGTCGTCCATTTCCATGAGCGATATTTTTGCGCCAAGCATTCCTGAGAGTTGCTTTTCAATTTCCAACTTGTTCGGCTTTTCATCATCCATCATCATTACGGAGCTATCTTCGCCGTATGGGTCATCTGTCTTCACGGAAATTGTGCCAGTCAGTTGATTGGCTCCATGAAGAACTGGAGACACTTCATAAAGCTCCAACTCGTAGATTACGTTTGCCTGAGACTTCTGGTCATACTGTGCGCGCAGGGTTTTATATCCAATCGACCATTCTTGTTCTTCTCCAAAGAAAGCAACCATCGTGAAAGCTTCGCGGCCCTTTTCTGACTGAAGATTGAATTGAACTTTTGCAAATAATCCGCCGATTCCGGCAATCTTCATTTTTAGTGGTAGGCGTGGGTCAGACGGTGGCACCTCGTAAATTTCGAGTACTTTGCCGATTGGGTCATTCCAGTTATGGCCCCACACAACACGCGGCTTGCGGCGCTGAAGACTCTTCGTAAAAGCACCACTTGCGCAAATATCACCAACAGAGTCTTTATTGCCGATTCCAGCTACAAAGCACTCAACAATTCCTTGCATCTCATCGAGATTGACGGAGCCGGCTTTCTGTGAAGCGGAGCCAAGGGATGTCGACTTGTATTCAAAGTGGTCAGTGGTCATTTAATTCGCTTTCACTAAGACTCAATAGATAATAAACGACCAGATAAATCTGCAGTGCAAGTATTGAGAATTGCTTTTCTTTTACAGAAACTATTTAGTGAAATAGTTAGAACTGAGCGAAGTTCCAGGCTCGGCGTGTCTCTTCTTCAGCAATTTCGACATGTTCTTTTGCAAGAAGATTTGCATACATTTCAATTAGCTCTTGTCTGAAGGATGAAAATCTTCGCTCTTCGTCAGAATAAACAAACGATTTAAGCATTATTTCATTGATGTTAAAGGCTGTCTGCTCATTTATTTTTTTGATATTTGCAACGTGTGAATCAACAGCTCTCAAGAAATCTAGAGGCGGTATAGCTCTTGGCGACAAACCCTTTACATGCATTCTTTCGCGTTTTGATTCATGCGAGTCATTGATAATCGCGGAAACAACTGGCTTTAGGTCATCTTCAAATTGCTTATTCCATGAGTCAATCGAGAGTATTGAATCGATGTCAAGCGTTCCAGCCATGAGCCCTTTTCTTGCCTTGCTTCCACCAGACTTTTCCAGTACAACTCGTTGCTGTCTTTCCAGAATTCTCTCAATTCCTCGTGAAAGTATTTCCGACCAACGCTCAATTGAAGTTTCTGTTCTGTCTTCGACAGCTGGCTCAGCTGATTTGTACTGCATCTCGCCGCTTTCTGCGGTGAGCGCTCCAGGTGGAGTTGGTGCAGCTCCAGTTTGTAATGCGGCTGCTTCTGGCGGGAGTGTACTTTGAGCAAGCTCGCCTGTTTGTGTAACCTCGGCCATTGCACCCTGCATCGTGTTCGGGTCAAGGGGGATGTTTTCCATCGGTGGGGCCTGACCTGGCATTGGCGGCATTCCAGGAATTGGTGGCATACCGGGGGCTCCAGGCATACCTGGGGCTGCACCAGGGACCATTGCAGCGTTCTCGTCCATCTTCTTCTTTGTATTCGCAATCGGAATTAAGTTTGGATTAGCGAGGAGTGAGTCAGCAAGGTCGGACTCAACTTCTTTTCTTGAGGAACCAATTCGGTATTCGTTTCCGCTTATCAATCCAGCCTGAAACTCTGTAAGCAAATATCTATCGCGCTCTTGCTTGTACAACTGAAGAATTGGAACTTCGCTCGTATCGAAGTCGACATAGTTTTTATCGTCCAACTCATCAAGTGCTCGCGCAATCGGTTCTAGGTGCGGCAACATTGTTTCCATCCAGAAGACACGTATTTCTTCCGCAGCATTGCTGAATGTTCTTCCAGCTGCGTTTCCTATTACTGATTCCGGCACACCGAATGCAGCAAGAATTTCTTCTTTCGTAACTTGGCGCATCTGGATATACGCGGCATCGCGCGGGCTCGCTGATGTGTCAACAAAATCAACGCCATCGTCTGCTGCGATTACTGTTGTATGTCCAGTCTTGGATAGGTTACCACGGAACCTGCTCTTTAATTCTTCTTTATCGTCTTCATCTATTTCTCCACGGACTACAAGCAAGCCGCCAGGACGGCCGTCATTAAGGAGATAGTTTCTGTTGTAGAGCTTCGCAAGATTTTCAATTTCAATAGCTACACCAGCAGCCTCGAGCGGAGTAAGTGACAGATATGGGTCAAGTGGGTGTGGACGGCGAATCCAGCAAACATCTTCTGGCTTAAGTATTACCTTTTCTCCGTAGGGCATGGCAACTTCATAGCCGGAAACAAATGTTTTCGGATGAGGGATTGGCGCCGTTGCCTGTGGTGGTAGAAGATTAAGGGCGATTATTCCGCCGTCTCTTCCGCGTATTTTCTCAATAAATGCTCCGCGCGTACCAAGAAGAAGCTGTGCAGAAAGCCTATATCTAAAGATAAAACTATTTTCTCCAACGTTGGCTCTTGTGTTTAGTAGCTCGAGCAACGTGGAGCGATTTGCTTCTTTACCAACTATTATCTCGCCCTTGTTGGAATTATCTTTTCGAAGAATCACTGGCAGTCGTGCCTGATTACCGGCAATTGCATCAATACACCTGTTTACCCAGGTGATTTTGGACATGCCCTCGCGATATGCGCGTTCAATGTCCCATGAATCTCGATATGGTTTATGTACAAGACCTGGGTTTGCCGAAATTGGTGCACCAAAGGCAATCTGCTTTGAGTCAGACGACTTGAGTGATTTATCTTTTGGAGAGTTCCAGCCCATATTTTATTTACTCAAGCCCTAATAGAAATCCGAATATTCCACAACCGATACCAGCAACAATCAAACCGACGGGCATGGCAATGAGACCAGCACCAATACTTGTTAATAGTATAAACGAAACCATGAATAAATTAGCGAAAGTACGCCTGTTGTACACTGTCTTTGCCCTGGAACTGACTTTATTAACTACTTCTTTTAATTTGGGCATATAAGATACAGTAGCGCATAATTTACGATTGTCCGTGGACAAGAAGACGCCGAGATATTTACATGACACAAAAACCGAATTGGGCTGAAGTTCTCGAATATCTGCAACCCAAGATGCCTCCCTTCTGCCCAGAAGAGCCATCAATAAACCAAAAAGTTTTTTTAAGAACTAATTCAATAGAAGCCCTATTTGGTGGTGCAGCAGGTGGTGGAAAGTCAAGCGCTTTGCTAATGGCTGCGCTCCAGTATGTAGATGTGCCTGGGTATTCGGCCATTCTTTTCCGTAGAACTTTCGCTGACCTTTCGCTTCCCGGAGCCCTGATGGACCGCTTTAAGTCCTGGATGTCCAACTACGATGATGTGCATTGGAATGCAAATAGCTTCATCGCCACTTTCCCATCTGGCGCCCGCATTTCATTCGGGTATCTAAATAATGCCAATGACTATTTACGCTATAAAGGCTCGGAATTTCAGTTCATTGGAATGGACGAAGTAACCGAAATCCGTGAATCTGATTATCGCTACCTATTCTCCCGTTTGCGTCGCCCTGCGAGCGGACCAATTTCTCAAGTGCCATTAAGAATGCGTTCAGCATCAAACCCTGCTCCCAACTGGGTTAGACAGAGATTCATTGTTGAGGGTCGTCAGGAAAACCGCATTTTCGTTCCATCCAAGTTGACCGACAACCCAGGAATTGACGCTGAATCGTACCGACAGGCCCTTGCTGCACTTGACCCCGTGGAAAGACGTCGCCTAGAAATGGGCGACTGGTGGTCGACAACGCTCGGAACTCTTTTTGAAAGAACTTCATTTATTATTATCGACCCAGAAGAAATCCCTGAAATCAAAAGTTCTGCCCGTGTTGTTAGATTTTGGGACCTTGCTGCCACCGAACCATCCCAGAGCAACCCGAATCCAGACTATACGGTCGGAACGTTGATGATGTTTGACGGCGGTGTTGCCTACATTCTGGATGTAAAACGAGCACGAGTAAAAGGTGAAAAAGTAGAGCAGCTGATTGCCCAGACAGCTCAGGAAGATGGTCTGGGAGTATCAATACGAATGGAACAAGAACCAGGTTCGTCGGGTAAAGCACTTGCCGACCAATATGCCAGGTATGTGGTTCCTGGGTACGATTTTGGGGCAATACGTTCTACTGGAGACAAAGAAACTCGCGCACGGCCATTCGCCGCCGCTGCAGCCAACGGAAATGTACGTATTATTCGTGCACCTTGGCTGACTGCATGGATGGATGAATTTTCATCTTTCCCCGAAGCCTGCGACCACGACGACCAGGTCGACTCGGCTGTCGGAGCATTTACGTTTTTAACTGGCCTGGGGTTGCCACAGAGAAAGCGTGTCTCTATACTGATTTAGTAATTACTTAAACTACTACTGAATTAAAGGGGCAATAAAATGAATGCTGTAGAAAAGATAGAGCAGATTCGCGCACTGATTACCGAACTGGATTCAGAACTTCAGTCCATTGCTGACTCTGATGTTGAGATTCCAATTGCTTGTGGAATTTTGGCAGACATCAATTTCCTTAAGCGAGACCTAACTTTTGTTTATGACGGGTACGCACACCTTGTTGGCAAAATCATGGGGTCAACTGAATCAATCAAATTGGACAACGGCGCAGAAATCGAGAAGAAATCTTCATACGACAGAAAGTCGTGGGACCACAAGGCGCTTGCTTCTGCGGTTTCGGACAAGTTGGTGAAGATGTCCATTGACATGGATACCGGCGAAGTACTGAAGTCACCACGAGAAATAGCCATGGATATGGTTACGTATTGTGCTCCGTCATATTGGCGAGTGAAGGAGTTGAACAAGATTGGAATCAATCCAGACAATTATTGCGAAGTTGGCGAACTGAAGACTAGCATTATTGTCCGTAAGCCAAAAGATTCCGAATAAATACACCACCAACAAGGGATACAAAACATCATGGAACAAAATCAAGTAAAAGACGCTTCATCAATCATGAAGGAACTGTATGCGCAGTTCCCACAAGAATCAGAACGCACAATCGTCAAGAGCGGCGTATCACTTGTTTACTTGCCAATCAGCGAAGTAATCAATCGACTAAACAAGGTTCTCGGCGTGGAGGGCTGGTCATTTGAAATTATTTCAGTTCGTCGCGACGAAATTGACCAAGACGAATTGGTAGCGCACGTTGCGCTTACTGCAGAGATTGGCGACAAGCGAGTGGTCAAACATGGATTTGGTGGCTCAAACGTAAAGCGCGCTAAGAGCAATCAAAAGCCAGTTGACCTTGGAAATGACTTTAAGGGCGCGGTTTCTGATGCGTTAAAGAAGGCTGCCCAACAATTGGGAGTCGGTCTCTATCTTGCTCGCTCGGTTGACGCTATGGACGCCGAAGACGCAATTCTTCTTGATGCATCAGATGATGGTTTTGCGCGTATTCCAGAACAGGTTCCAACACCTGCGCTTTCTGAGCTTGAGGAAAAATGGAATACTTTCATCGACATCACCAAGGGGCTGAAGAAAGAACAGAAGGAAGAGTTGAACTCGTTCTGGTCAACCCACTCTGGTGGCCGACCAAAGCCGACGAAGTCAAGTGCCACAATCGATGACTTGCAAGCACTCATCACAGAGGCATTGCGAATTCAGTTTGGTGGGCAGTATGTCACTAATTCCTGATGGTGGATTTGTCGCTCCAGAGTTTCTATCCCCATCATCACTGGGAACGTTTAGGCAGTGTCCGCAAAAATTTAAGTACAGCAAAATAGATGGTCTCCATGACCCAAGTGGCCAAGAAGCAATTCTTGGAAATTTCGTTCACGACGTACTTGAAGATTTGTACAAACTTCCGCCAGAACTTAGAACTCTTGAGCAGGCAAAAGACCTTGCTCGCAACCAATGGGCGAATAAGTGGTCGGCAGAAGCTTCATCGGTAATTCACTCAGAGAAAGAACTCAACAGATTTCGTTGGGCTGCTTGGTGGTGTATTGAGAATCTTTGGCTAATTGAGGACCCGACTACCGTTGCTCCTTTTAGTATGGAGTCTTACGTTCGCGGAGATATAGGCGGAGTAAAAATTCATGGATTCATCGACAGGCTAAGCGTTAATGGAAATAGCGCAAAAGTTAGCGACTACAAAACAGGGAAGACTCCAAAGAAAAATTATCTATCCGACAAATTTTTTCAGTTGATTGTCTACACTCAACTTTTGTCTAGCCTAGACATAGATGTTGACCAAAAGTCCGTTGAACTCCTCTATTTAAAAGACGGAGTGAAGTTTGAAAAAGATGTTTCACTGGATGACATTAAATCAACCGTTGAGTCAATTCAATCGACAAAACAGGAAATTGACAAATGTTGTAAGACCGGTGAATTTGTTGCCAATAAATCGATTCTTTGCAATTGGTGTGGCTTCAAGGGAATCTGCCCTGCGTGGAATAATTAAAAATCAAGGAGAAGATAATGCAAGTTTTAAACGATGATTCATTTGCAAGAATGGTCGCGGAAGAGGTGAAGAATAAGCTCTCCCCAACGCATAAGCAGGTTCTTCTAGAAAAAGAAAACTGGGGAAGATGGAAAGATGCCCTTTTAGCATTGTCTGACAACCTCCAGAATCAAATCGACAATATCGAATCAGATGCCGAATCAGACAATCTTCGTTATTCCTCGCTTGGGCCAGCTGGCTCCAAGTTAAGTCGAGAAGCAATATCTTATTACGACACGAAAGCAACTCGCGTTAAGCGGTTTAAGTTTCATGTAGACAAGCGTCTTGACGAAGTCATGAACATGATTGAAACCGGCGCAGAAATACAGACCGATGGATGGGACCAGGTTGAATTTCTTCGGAGGGCAATCGTCACTCATCGCACCCTTATGCGTTCATTTGACCTTGAAGATACCGCCATCGATAGGGCTCTGTGGTCTACACTTGACAATAAGTGGCTATTCGATTCCGTCACTAGCGATAATTTGTAATAAAGCCACACTTAATGTGCCCAGCAGGGAGATTCACGCTCTAAACATGTAATAGGAGATTCGTATGCTTCGTCGTAAAAAGCCATTGAAGCGCACGCCGATAAAGCGTTCAGCAACAAAAGCAAAGCCGCGAAAAGCAATTCGCAAACGAAGCAAAAAAATGTCTGATACATATGTGGAGCGCCGAAAGCTTGTTGAGAAGGTTCTTCAAGAAAGACCGCTGTGTGAAGCATGCAAAATATTTGCTACACACGACGGAAAAATAACTTTCAATCACCATCTAAGCAGAGACCTGCATGAAGTTATTCGTCGCTCACAGGGCGGTTCGATTCTGGACGAAGAAAATATCCTGGCTGTATGCAGGCCTTGTCACGCAAGAATTAACGCCAACCCGCAGCTTGCATTCGACCTTGGTTTAGCCAAGCATGGATGGGAACGCTAGTTTTCTACAGAACCAATTCTTGGGGCAACCCTTTTGCTTCCTGCCCAGGCATCTCTGAGGGATTCCCCATCATTCGTAGTCACATCTCCGCCATTAAGAAATTGTCCGTAACCTCCAGAAACAATAACCAAATCAGCAACACCGAATAGGGCCAGCGTTATTCTCTTGCGACGCCATTTTTCTTCTACGAATATTTGTTGTATTTTTGAATCTTGCTTAAACCATTGCAAAAACCCAACACGCTGAGAGCGTCCGAGAAATTTTTTGTTTATTAAGTCACTTTCCATAACTATTGTTCCGGATGGGAAATCATCTCCGAATAATGCATAGATAAACATCATTGGTATTGCTGGACCGTTCGGATGTGGACGCGGCGCATCTTTCACTACATACCAAAGAGGAGGGGTAATCCCGATAATGTCTTCGTCTTTCCAGTTTATGAAAAGATTATTTTCTGAGTCTAGAGACCCATACCAAACCGATTCAGCGCTAGTAGGTTTATCTTTAGAAACAACAGTGGAAGGACGCTCAAACTCCTCCGTCGAGAAAGCATGAACTTCCGCCCATCTGTTGTTTAATTTGCCTGATTCCCAAAACCAAAGTTGCTTAAAAGGCATTAGGCTAGGTTAGTCGTTCCACCAATCAACCCATGGCTTTTGTGTAGCAGAAACAGCATCTTCACCAGACATACCAGTGTATGCAATCGAGATGATGACCTTTGCGTCATTCTCGTAGTCGTCCCAGTTGCCATCGACGTTGTAGACGAACATCTGGAGGAATTCGTCGGTATTCATAACCGCAGCATCTGCGAGGTACGTCCGTTCATTCCACTCTTCTTCGCTCCAATTGGAGTTTGTAGCGCGTGATTTTTCAATAGGTGATGCAGCAGTACTTCTAAGGCTCATTGCATTTCCTCCGAAACCGCCACCCTCTGTGCAGAATGCACCAATTCTTCCAGCGGCATCGTCTGGATTGCCAAGCCACATTGTTGGCTTAAGTTCTTCGTTTATGCTCTGGCTGTAGCCAAGGTCTTCAAATGCGTACAATATGTCGTTTGGGTTGTCGTAAATGCTGTGTTGAGTCTTGGAATTCTTTGCTTTATAAGCCGCAAGAGCCAAAACTCTGTCAGTTGTCTCAATGTCCAAAGTTGTCTCATCACCCTGCCAGAAACCAGCCGTGTTGCCGTAAATCGCTTGTGTGGTGAACCAGATTGATACAATCTTGACTCTGAATGGGAATGACACATTCAAAAAAGATGGGTCGCTGATTTTTACGGTCCAATCGTAGTTAACTATGGATGGTGCGATAATTCCGGACATGTTTTCTCCTTCGAGTAGTTAAACAGCTTACTACAGATATTCTTTTTTAAAAGTTTATTATTAACACTTTCAGTATTTATTACGGGTGTAATGTAGTAATCCTTAGGACCGTTATAGGTGCGAGGGCCGGGTGCACAGGGCAACGTGCGGCACCCGGTTCTTGCATGTTCAAAATTAAACAAATTAATTTTTAATTGGTTTACTAATCAGTATTTATTTTTAGTGTTACGATTTTTTCATCTAGCCAACATCTACTCTTAGCGAGAGAAAGGCAGGTGGTCAAAGGTCTAGTAGCGCGAGCTACGGCAAAACTACGCCAGACGTAAAACCACCAGCGCCAGTAGCACCCGCCGGACAGGCTAGAAGTTCGGCGGGTCTTTGCTTTTTAGGTTAATGTCTACTAAGTGAATATTCTTTCGCTCGACTTATCCCTAACGTCCACTGGTTATTGCCACAATGGCGAAACCGGAGTTATATCTGTCGACAAAACTGGACCGCATCGTTTGTGGTTGATAAAACGCAAAGTTGAAGACCTAATCATTGAATTCTCGATTGACGTTGTTGCCATGGAGGGGTATTCGTTTGCTTCCAGGAATTCTCAGGCACATTCAATTGGTGAACTTGGTGGTGTGATTCGTCTCTTGCTTTGGGAATTGGGCAGGCCAGTAGTCGTGATTCCCCCAACATGTAGAGCAAAATTTGCAACAGGAAAAGGCAATGCTTCTAAAAATGAAGTAATTTCTTCCATATCTGCAAAAACAGGACTAGTGTGGTCAAACCCTGGTGCAGATGATAAATGCGACGCTTGGATTATGGAAGAGATGGTTCTGGCTCGCCTTGGGAGTCCTAGATTTGACTGGCCAGCCACGCACGTCTCTGGTCTAGAGAAAGTAGATTGGACGCTACTAAATGCCTACATTGAACAGCTTGGAGAGAAATGAGAAATAACCCAATAAGCCAAGTCGAGATTGAACAAGAGCTGCTTCGCTTGATGGACAAGCTCGAGACCGAAACTGAGCAGTTCGAAACGCTCGCAATGGATTGTGCAAAAAAAGAAGCGCTTTATAAGTCAAATTGGGCCAAGGAATATCTTTCTGCTAAAGGCTCAATCAAAGAGCGTGAAGCATGGGCTGATTACAAAATGGACCAGCAGAATTTCGAGTACAAGTGTGCCGAGGCGCTGGTGAAGTCAAAGCGTGAGTCGCTTCTGTCTATTCGTGCTTCAATGGATGCAATCCGAACACTCAATGCAAATGTCAGGACACAGGTTTAACTTATGGCTAATGGAATACATGAATCGCTTCTTTCGCTTGCGGTAGATATCGACACGCTTTTCCCGCTTGACAACAATCCGCGGCGAGGCAACGTTGAAGCAATCATGTCGTCGTATGCAGAATTTGGCCAAATCAAACCTATCGTTGTGCGCCCAAACGGAGATGGAACATCAACCGTTATTGCGGGAAATCATCAATTTGAAGCCGCAAAGCGTCTCGGGTGGGACAAGATTGCAGCAGTTGAATATGATGTGGACGACAAGCGAGCAATTGCATTCGCATTAGCAGACAACAGAACCATGGAGCTCGGATATACCGAGCCAGAATTGCTTAATGATTTTGTCTTAGAAATTAGTGATTACTACCCAGAGTTAATGGATGGACTTGGCTGGGATGAATTTGATATTGCTGAAATAGAACAAAAATCGATACGTGAAAACCACCAGGTGGTTGACAGCGGAGAATATAGGCCACCTGTAATCGTCAATCCAAATGCGTCGTTTGATAATCCAGATGATTTGGTTGATGATGAAGAAGATTCTCCAGCATCAATCCAGCCAAGACAATCTGTAGACATGAATACAGTAGAGGTAACCAAAACACGAGATGGTCAGCATCTTTCAGCAAAGGGCGGGGTAGACCAGCGCGATGCTGCTATTCGCGGTTCAACCACTGTTTCACCCTCGTCTGCTCCGCAGGCAGTTGTTCAGTACACACTTGTTTTTGATTCACCACAACAGCAATCTCGTTGGTATGACTTCATCAGGTGGTTGCGCTCTAACCCAGGTATAGATGGCTCAACAACGGCAGAAAGACTGATGAACTTCATTGATGAACACTGCGAGATTTGATAGTTAATAATGACTAGACAGCGACTCTTTTTGGATATGAGCTGTGTTGATGCAGCACGTGAACGCATTCGTCACGTATACGACACGTTCGACACCGTTTGTGTGCAGTTCTCCGGAGGAAAAGACTCAACAGCGGTTCTGTATCTTGCAAAAGAAATCCACGAAGAGCGCGGTCTTGGTCCAGTGAAGGTGATTTTTCGTGACGAAGAAATGGTTAGTCCTGCAGTAGTCAAATATGTAGAACAAGTTCGAAATTATGACTGGGTCGATATGGAGTGGTATTGCTTACCATATCCAGCAGAAGTTTGGGTTCTTGGGCACAGAATAACGACGCTGCTATGGAGTGACCAGAGACGAAAACAGGACCGTCTTGTCAGGGAGATTCCACCATGGGCAATTACTGGAAAACACTTTGGGTTGAATCACGATGTATCGCTGCCAGAGCAGACCGATTACTACACAATGCAGGGAAAGAAGGGAAACGTTGCTTTTCTAACTGGGGTTCGCGCCAGCGAATCAATGGTTCGTTACCGCTCAATTGTCCAAAAACTTCATGAAAATTACATCGTTACGCCATACAAACTGAAGCGCGGCATACCACTAAAGTTTGCAAAAATAATTTATGACTGGAACACAAACGATGTATTTAAATTTATAATTGAGGAACACGGCGCAGATTACTGTGAATACTATGACCTAGCTGTTGCTACGGGTAGCAACACAAGAATAGGAATACCGCTACACGCCACGGCAATCAGACGGATAGGTGATGTGATTGCAACAGAGCCAGAATTCTACGACCGTCTTTATGAATGCTTCCCATACATTGATGCTCAGCGTAGAGTGTGGCCAGAGTACGACGTAGAAAAAGTTATCGCCTCTTATGCCAAAGACGGATTTGCTGGTGCCTCGGCCTTTATTGATAAATACCTAGTTGGCTCACGCAGGCAGATGGAGGCGCGAGTCTTCGTTTCTAAGTTTCGCAAAAAACACCTAACCGACCCGCATGGTTACCCGGTTGCTTGGCTTATAAGGAACTTGATGCTTAACGAAATTGACGTAAACTCACCAACACCAGTCGGGCCAAGAACAAAAGCCCACACCATACGAACAGCGGACCTAGAACAGGAACTTTACGGCGATGGCTATTAATATTGAATATGTAGATATGGACTTGCTCGTGGTTCCAAGTTGGCGCGCAACATATGTCCTCAGACCAGAACTTCTTATCATTTCTGGCTCACTTATGGAGTTTGGTTTCATTCAACCAATTCATGTAAGGCGCTCGTCTAATGAAATAATTGATGGTTCTGAAAGATTTCTTCTTGCAAGCAATATTGACGATATATATGAACAACTTGATGGAAAGATTCCAGTTGTTTTTCATGACGTTAGCCAGATAGATGCAATGATTATGCATTTGCGCCTTAATCGTGGGCGTTCAACTGTTGTGGCTGCAAAAACATCGGAAATAATTAGAAAAGCAAAACGCTCCGGAGACTACAGAAATAGCGACTTTAATGAGTTACTTTCAATGAGAAACGAAGAGCTTTCATTAATGCTTGACGGAAGTGTCCTAAAAGCAAGGAAAATAAAAGAACATAATTACGCCAAAGCATGGGTTCCAATAGAGGCTCCATCGTCTCTTCCGGTATCGGACAAGATGGTTATTGAATCTCCGCCAAATCCTGACAGATAAAGAACATTTTTTTCTGCTATATTTTTATAGAGCTTAAGGAGCAACATGCCTGGTGTACGGTACGGCCCTGACATTTCTGATGACGCCGCATACATAATGAATCAAATTGTCAGCTTTCAGGACCTCGAGGCTGACCTCAAGCGTCGTGGGCGAAAACTTAACGACCGTGACTCGAAGACGTTGGCACGAAACGTAAAAGCAGCTCAAACATTTTTTGGTGTAAGTGCTGCAGACATAAAGAAACGAAAATTCGGTGACATGGGAACACTGGCTCAGTATTCCGGGGACGGAATTAATCTTTCGCGCCGGAAGAGGGGGGCCAATGGAAAATGGGTTTACGAAAAAACTAAGCGTGCAAAACTCGCAAGAGGAAAAGACGGACTCGAGAAACGTACAGTTGCTGACGAGCACGTAAAGTACCGAGGAGCAAATCCAGGTCGCACATTTATCAGCGCCAAAGACACGAAAGAAATGCAAAAGAAACTTAACCCAGTTGGTGGCGCAACATATATTGGACGGACAAGCCCAAGAAAATTCATGGATGCACAAAAACGTTTCTATGACCGAATGTCGAAGAAGGGTGCAGTATCTTACGGTGGCCAGCCAGCAAGAAAAATACGTGGACAAGATGACCTTGACAAAGTCAATATAGCTAAACGGTATGGAAAAACTATTCGTCCAAGAATGACAACCTCACGTCCTGGCGGAAGAAGAAAAGCTACACCAAAAACTCCACTTCAAAAAAAGCGTGACAGAACAATTGCGACAGCCGGAAGGCGCGACAACAAAATGAGCACGGCCAAGAAAACGCGTGGGGCAAAGAAGCCAACCAAACCACGAAAAGCATCAAAGTCGACAACGCCGCGTAAACGGGCTAGATAATTTACCTAGCTAGTAAAGATTGATTCCCAATCGCCAAGGTCGACTTCTGCACCTTCGCTAGTTGTTTCGTCAATGTCATCTTCATAATAGGCTTCACCCTCTTCACCGATACTTTTTTCCATCAGCATTTGTTTAACGCTTTCAACTGGAGAAATTTCAGCCAGAATTTTTCCATCTTTTGTTTCGCCGACGATTCTCATATTGAGAGAACCCATGCACAGAACGGCAATATCCCAAACGAAGAGCACGAACTCTTCGAGTTGCTCTTCATTCTCTAGTTCTTCATTTTCCTCGAAAAAATAGTAAAGAATTTCAGATACATGGTTAATTATGTCAACAACATGTTCTTTTTGTTTTTCCTTAGGAATTCGAACAATTTTTGCTTCCTCGGCCATACCCAGAAGCTAGCACATAGTGTTGGCAAGGGGGATACGTGTTTAATGTTAAAATTTAATATCAGCAATTTATTGCATCATTTGACGAGAGGCCGAAATGCTCGCATCTATTTTTGACATCAAAACATATATGGACATCTCGCTTACTGCGAGGCAAGAAGACGCCGCGACAATGATTCTTGCCGGACTGCAGAGCGAGCTTGAGGGCTATCTAAAAAGACCGATTGAAGTTTCCGAATACACGGAAGAACATCGTCTCACTTCGTCTCACACCGGAATTCCGATGAGCACATTCCTTACAGCAAACGATAATACGTATAACTACGGTTTCGAAAGCAGTCCAAAATACGACATGACCACATGGGCTTCTCCACCCCCAGCAATTTATTTTAAAAATACACCAATATCGTCAATTACGGAAATAAAAGTAAAACCGCTATTTGGTGAAGAGCGAGTTCTTGAAGAAGAGACAGACTATGTAACTCGCCCATATGGGGTTGACTATTATTACGGATACGCAGACGATTTGGTTACAGTGACGTATGAAGCGGGATTGGACGGCTCAACAATTCCGGTGTTTAAGTTGATGATTTTGCGTGCCGCCAGCAGAGAGATGCAAAATATGCACGATGACGTAGTATCCGTTAAAGACCTGAACACAAGGAACACCGGGCCACTGGTTACTGGATTCCTTGATTCTGAACTTATGGCAGTAAGAAAATACCGCAGAGTAAGGGTTTAATGGTGGGCGGAGCTGTCCAATACAAAGTAATCATCAGAATAGATATTGATGAGGCAAAAGACAGGCTCGACAACATGCTTGACCGCATGAACGATTTCAGTCCAATTCTAAGACACGCTGGAGAAAAGCTCGAGCGCGTTTACTCTGAAAACTTTACGACCATGGGAGCAATGTCCGCAAAAGCAATGCTTCGCGGTGCCTGGCCACCGCTTGACCCACAGTACGCAGCATGGAAAGCAATGAGATATCCAGGCGCCCCACCATTGGTGCAGACCGGAGAATTGTTTCGCAGCGTATCCAACTTAACCAAAGGTCCAGTAAATTCAATAAGTGACCACGAAGCAGTATTTGGTGTTGTTGGAAAAATTCCAAAGTTCCATCAATACGGAACTGAAAACATGCCAGCTAGAAAAATAATTTTTGTTCCCAAAGATTTTGACAGAGATATGGGTAAAGCTGTCGCTCGCTATGTCACCGAGGGAAGCAAAATTATATGAGCGATTTAATGAATGGCGTTCACTTTGCAAAAGAATATGTAAATTCATATCTCCAGCAAGACATACCGATAAGACTGGTTAGGTACAGAAACGGCTGGAACCTTCACTCCGGACAACTCCCTGACCCAGAGGACTACCTGGCCCATGAGCCATTGGCCATAGACCATTGGCCTTCGATAATTACCGTCGCTCTATCTACTGGACAAATGGAAAGAATTGGTTTTGCCGGGCCAGACCCCCTGTATCGAGTCTCGTACAACATGAGGACTTACGTTTGGGTTAGAACCGAAGGAACTGCAGAGACGACATTAATGCGAGATAGATTAACAACTGTTGTTCGTTCTGCACTTTTGGACTACCCATGCTTAAAAGCATATGATTCAAGGACTTCTTTCAGGGCACTAATTGACGAATCAACCTTTCGTGAAGAGTTTTCGGACATTACCCTACTCAAGGGTGACCGGTTTATGGCTGGTGCATATATTGGTTATACATTAGAAATTGATGAAGTTGTGACGAGACTTGACATCGGAACCATGGACGAACTTCGTTTGGTCGTTAAATCTGTCTCTTCTGATGGCGCACTTCCATCAATGCTGGACGATGAGAATCAATCGGCAAGCGTTTCGCTTGGTTAGTGTCGCTCCAGTATGTTTGGATTTTTCAATTTTAAGTTAAATAGATAGTTGCATAAAATAAACACTCCCTATCTGTACAATTGAAATCAACATACGGGATTCAACCCCAATACCGAATTAGGAAGGTCCTATGCCTGGTGTAGTGATTTCAACTTCAGTAAGAACCGGCCCGTCAACGGCAACGGTTCGGCAGTCTTCGCAGCTATTTATTGTTGGCCTCGCGGAGCGTGGACCATCAACAGAGGCGGTGCTTGTAGAGAGCATTGCAGAATTCGAAGATATTTTTGGCCCATACAAGTCAGACTCATACCTTCACCCATTGGTTGAGTGCTTCTTTGAAGAAGGCGGAACGCGCGCGTATGTTGCTCGTGCAGTTGGTGCTTCGGCAACAGTTGGTGAATTGACGCTTCAGTCTGGCGGCGATGACGCAATGACAATCACAGCAAATGGTGCTGGCGCTTGGTCAGCAGATGTTGACGTTCAAGTAGAACACCCATCGGTTTCAACATTCAAAGTTAACTTGTTCTTTGAAAATAGTCTTGTCTACACAACTGGAACAGTTTCATCCGTTCCGCAGGCTGTAGGCAGAATCAATTTGAGCGCAGTCGCATCGCGCTACGTTGTTGCTTCAGTTGATGACGAAACACTCATCCCAGCCGTTCTTGCAGCCACAGCTCTTTCAGCTGGTGATGCAAATCAATCATCAGTAACAGATTCCACATATACAAGTGCTCTTGAGTTGTTTAATGACGCACTTGGAACAGGTGCTGTTGCATGTGCTGATTCTTACTCGAACACAATTAGCGCAAACCTGGTTACACATGCAAATGCGTACAGCAGAATCGCTCTTCT